TAGTGTGAATGATGAGCTTATCCTTATGTCTCAAAGTAGCGTCAAAGAAATCCGGCGACACACACTTTGTAATCAGCACAGCGGCATCGACATCGTCTAATTTCTCCTCCCAAGACAAATCAACGCCTGCGTCTCCCGCTTCTGTAATTCCAATCTTGTATAATGCCATATCAAATCAGCCTTTCAACACTACATCAGTACCATTCGTGATAGACGAGTTCGGAGTTCTCATCCGGTGGAATACGCGGGAAATTTGCGTCCGGAAACCTCCGGTCGAAAGCTTCGAGCGTCTCTGCGCTCAACGGATAGTAGCCGCAGTTCTCGATCTTGCTGTCGATATGATCTTCGAACCACTCACGCACGTCGTATGCCTTACGCCAATAGTAAACCTCATGCGTGTGGCACACATATTCCTCCTCTACCTTCTGGATAGTGTATTTCTGGCGGACAGTCTCGTCGTCAATCTCGACATCGTGCTTGCCGTCGCCGATGGTGATAGAGTCTGCGGTATACCTCCAGATAAATGCGTCGTCGCTAAGGTCGTGATCTGCCCGCATCTTGGCGACATCGTAATATTCATTCAAAACCTTCAGCTTCTGGCAGTACGGCTTAAGGCAGGCATACATCGGAAGATCGATTTCTTGCGCTGGGATCACAACATGGTCGCTGAGTTCGCTGCGATTGACGGTGTGCTGTTCGTCGTAATGCGTCTTTGTAACGTGATAAATATACTGATCAAGTCCCATATGATTCATCCTCCTGTGTATTGTTTTGTGTGATGGTCAGCGTGACGCCAAGGCTTCGCATATAGTCGATCAGGTCGCCAAGAGAAAGAAGACTGACCAGCGTGGAAAAGCTTAAAGTAGCCGGATTCGGGATTGGCTCGTACACAGTCTTGATCTGGAAGGAGCGGAACCTCCGGCGCGTCAGACGAACATCGTACATACGCGGTACCGTAGTGAGATCAATGCACTCATTACCAAACATGGTGTGTCTGATCGTGGCGTTTGGAATGCAGGAGTTAAGGACAAATGTGCGTGCGTCATCGTATGTACGGATCGTGCAGGAATCTTCTTTGGCACACTCCGGATAGCGATATTCCCAGTTCTTAAGAATCTTCGTGTCTTCCCACGTCTTCCCGTTGTCGAAAGAGAGATAGATACGATGGTCAAAAATCTGTTTCATCTTTCCTCCTATACTTCACAGGAGCGGATGCGTGCATTGAGCAGAATCCGCGTCAGCTCGCTTGTGGTCGCTGCGCTGCGCAAAGCCTCAATAACCTCTTCGCCGTAGCAGAAATCCTGCGCGGCCTCGATTGCCTTGCGCCGTTCTGTTTTGATATCCGCCTGCTTCTCGCATCGTGCGGAGCCCGTGCAGCGAAGCACATAATCCCGCGAACAGGTCAGCATTGTGCCGCTGCCAAAATGTCTGCCGGAACCAAGTGTCCCGCCCCATGTGCTCATACAAACCTCCGTAAATAAAAAAATCACCAGCCGTTTGGCTGGTAAAAACTTGTCGTGATGCGGGCGGGGATCTGCACCCCGCATGAAGAGAAAACCTCTCGGCTCGGCGGGTATATCGGCTATGCATCGCCGGCCCTTCCACCCGCCTGGCGTCTACCCGTTCCGTCACCGCATCAAACTAATATTCTATCCCAAGTCGTGAGCGCCAGTATTCGTACCACTCACAAGGCGTGAGCTGCTTCGACAATTCAATCCATTCGGAGAGCGACATTTTGATATCTGTGTCGTACCATTGAACAGTTGACACCCCGCCGTATTTGCGGCATGTACCGGATTTATCGTAGCGGCTATAACTTCCAAAAATCTCCGACGGTACACCATCTGCGGCATTTGCGACAAGCCCCACATCCAACGAATGTGTGATGACGACACTTCCGACTGAAACACTGTCTGCAATCCTGAACTGTCTTTCGCGTTTATGCCTGCCTCCCTTGCATAATCGCAGAGTTGGAATTTTAACATCGATGTAGTCTATTTTGAAATACATTGTGCCTCCAGCTCTTTCACAAACCGTTTGCCGCACAAGGGGCAATAGCGGATTTTCACGATATCTTGAGTTAAAAAACCACCGTTGTCGTCCAGCACACGAGCTCGCAGCATTCCCTGCCGGTTGACCGAAAGCTCAATGCCGCTGTATTCTGCGGTTTGATTCAAAACCTCAAACTCGTTTGTGCCGCATTCGCAATAGGGGCATTTTGTCACGTCGATTTACCTCGTATAGACTGCCAGATGGCACAAAGGCTGCAGCTCTTTTCATCGCACGCGCCGCAGTAAACATTGTCGGGTGAATAGCCTCTGCCGTCAATATGCGTGCCTCCGATTTCGTCGATGAAAAAACCATCAGAGTCCGTCGGGTAAAACTGCATAATGCAGTTTTCCACTTCAATGGTGTCACCACATTCATTGATGGCGAAGCGTCCGTTTGGCTCCAGAACAAAATCCGCGCCGTCTGTGACATATTTGCGCTTGACCGTATCGTAAACTTTGTATCTCATATCAAATCACTCCTCGCCCTGCTTATTTCCGTTGGACGTTTTCTTACGAATGACGCCGCTGACATGCCCAACCTTGACGAAACCCTCCGGCTCGTCCAGATCAATCGTATATCCGTCATTTATTTTAACAAACGCTGCGCCATCCACGACCCACAGATCGCCAAACCATGGATTCAAATAGATGTCGCCGTCCTGATAATCGACACGCTCATGCTCGTTACATTCTGTCACGACTACACCTCCAACGCTCAAACGTCACATTGGTCAGCCACGCAGGCGTTCCATTTCGTCGCACACATCAGAGAGGCGGTCGCTCAGGAAATTCTCGACGTGGCATAAACAATCTTCGTAATCATATGGAGCACAAGCTAAGCCAAAGCACTCGTCGTATTCGTCGAGATAGTCTTTCATATCGTCGATGCTATGCAAAAACCTTCGTAAAAGCGCCTCTTCGCGCTCTCTGCTTTTATATGTATACTCAAACATTTAGTTACTCCTATCCCATTGCGGCGGATCCACTGGATTGAACTTGGCATCAAACCACTCGATACCGGCGTTGTCTCTGGTGAGCATCCACCGTACAACGCGATCGAAAAAGCCTTGGCCGATGCCGACATTGCAGTAAATTTTCCACGCTCTTCTGCCGCACGCTGACTCATTCCATGGAACCCAGTAAATATATGCACCGTCCTCCAACCAAGTCACGAGCCGAAGCTTCGCTGCAACGGGACTTGGCTGCTGGTTGACGATATACGGCACGATCACGTCGTTGAACATGGCTATTGGATAGCCGATCACTGCGATGATGCGATTCATGTGGAAACCTCAACATGATCGTAGATTTCTCCGATTTTGAATTGATAATCTTCGATGCGCGTGCGCTTGTAAAAATCTGCGTAAAGCCTGCCGTCGTCGGCGATCACATATTCGATGCCCTTGGTATGCTCGGAGGTATCGAGGACGCCTTCCAGAAAGAACACGCGGAAGCGGTCAAACCTCCGGAGCCGACACCAATGGGAATCCGGCGTCTGCTCATGGACCAAAACCTCAAACTGCCAATCTGCGATCGATTCCTGCATATATTGCGCAAAAAAGCTTTTGTCTTTCAGAAAAGCATCGCAGCGGAAGCGCAGGCCGATGAAGCCGATCTCTTCACACCATGCGATGAATTGATCGCGCCACATTTTGAAATTCGGGATGGGCTGATAAAGTACGCTGATCGCGGAAGCCGTGATGCCATGCTTTGCGAGCGAGTTGACCCGCAAAAGATACTGCGCATCGGACAGGCCGCTCCAACCCATGATTTCCCTGCGGTCCTGATGTCGAAAATCATGGACGGAAATGTTTACATAATTCACAACGCCCGCCAAATCAGGGACGACTTGCAAAAGATTCAGACCGTTGGTCGTCATGGTGACGCGGCAGACCTTCCGGGAGATCTCAAAATCGCGGAGCTTTCGCAAAACCTCCCGCAGAAGATCCACATCGTAGGTCGGCTCATTGCCGGTGATATCCAAAGAGACGGGATTCTGGCTGCCGATCTCGCGCAGGATGTGTTCCAAAGACGGAATCATGTTATCGAGAAAAGCTTGACGGTCGTACTGCATGCACATTTTCGGGTCGTGCATATAACAAAAAACACAGTGGGCATTGCATCCGCTCGGAATCACAAGCTTCACTGTGATGACTTTGTTATAATTCTCGCGTTTTTGCCAGATCACCGGCATTGCCGTCGGCCTCCTCTCTGAATTCAATGTACTGGATGTCCCAAAACCTTCGGAACCATGTCCACGGGCGATACCAGATCACCTTCCTGTACCGCCGGAGCGGCAGAAAAATGTGGTGAGAATTGCTATGACACAGGGCTTCGCGAACGTGTCTATCTTCGATGGTGAAAATATCTCCGCTGCGAAGTTCATAGGCGCGGAGAGGCTGCAAAATCTCCGCGCGCTTGCCTCGGGCAAATTTCGTGCGCTTGATATCAGACACCTCCCTGTTCAAATTCCGGGCAGATCTCATGGAGGTGTTTCTTGCAGTAGGTGACACGGCCGGCCCTTTCTTTGACGTACATGTATTCAAACAGGCGCTCTCCGAGCAGGTCGGCATCATCCGTGCCGATGTGCTGACAGTCCCTGCACCAAGGGCCGACCTTACAGTCTTTGACCTCTGCAGAAATCTGCTCTGCGAGGCGCTTTACTTCTTGTTCGAGCTTTTGGCGGATCTTGTCGCTGTTGACGAGCCGCTCATATTCTTTTTGTCTGATGAACATCCAAAAAACCTCCAAAGCATTCTTTTATAAGAGATCGTCGATCGTGCCGATCTCGCACACAGGCTCAAGCATTTCATTTGACCATTGATATTGTGCAGGTAAGCCCATTACTCTTTGGCACCGCTCTCCAGCCACCGACATGTCCCATACCTCTGTTACAATAAACTCCTGACCACAGTATTGTTTCATCCCACGAACGAACAAAAGCGGAACATTAAGCCCAAGCCGGACGCTCCCTCCATATTCACGTTCCATATCGTCCCATTGGCGGACGCGGACACGATCGCCGGGCTGGAACCATTGGTGCTCCATCAGGAAACCACTCCCCTACTATGTATTGGTTGGAATGGGTCGAAGCCATCCACCTGTAAAAAACCTTCGCGGTATTCCGCGAGGTCGTCAACGTCCTCAACGTACAGCTCGTACTCCGAGAGTGTACCGGCTCTCGACCTGCGGCAGATGTCCTCAAACGGCCGGAGGCTGGCATACCCCATCATTTTGGAGCACTGCTCCGGCGTGCCGCAGGCAAGCAGCGCATCATCGCGCTTGCGATAAATCGCGTAATACCGGCTCATGGCGTCACCCCAACTCCGGCTGCGGCACCGGAAGCTCGACCGCGATCTGTTCAGCGTATTCGATGACGGATTCGATGCCGAGGACGAAATCCAGCTTGCCATTCAGCCGGTCGTAGTGATTTATCCGGATCGGGTAATCCTGAAGCGCGGAAAGCTTCACATATTTTTCAATCATGTAAACCCCTCCTGTGCTACTTTTTTCTTCTTTGATGGGCACAATGCACGTGGCGATATATAGCGTCATTCCTCGTCGGAATCGTCGAGCTGCTCATAGTGATAATGCTCAAGGATCTTTGCGGCGGACTCCAGCTCGGCAGGATCATAGGGATCGTAGTTGATCACTGCGGGACACTGCTGGGACTTACCGTTCCAATAGTGCGCGTTCCAGAGATCCTCGGCGTTTTCCCCTTCGCCGTGCAGATGGAAAACCATCGACGGGAAGCGCTTCGAAAGCAGGAGCATATCCTCCTCGGAGTAATACCACCGCTGGTCAAGTGCGAACCACGTGGAATCGTCTTGGCGACCCTGGAAAACGTTCATCTTGTCGAGCTCTTGATCAAGCTCGTCAAGAAGGTTCTCGTCCGTGATCTGACCGATGGCCTTGCCGTTCTCGTCGGCTGCTTCAACGGTCAGCATGAAATTTGTATAGTATGCCATTTGAAAAACCTCCGTTATAACAATTCGTCAATGCTGTTGATCTTACAGGGAGATGCGCTCGGCGCCCATGTGCGGAATTCAATGGGCGGCTCATAGCCTTCAGAGCTCGCATAATTCAGGCAGTCTTCTCTTGTGTAGTAAAGAGTGTCCATGTAGGCCAAGTATAACCCATGGCTTGCATTCAACGATTTGAGAAACCACAATGCAAAATTGCTGGGAAAGGGTGTGTCCTTAGCTGGATCAGTTCCGTCCGCCCAGCGGATACCTTCAGCGGAAAGCATCTGACCGAGCGCCACGGCCTCCTCCTTCGAATAGAGGATGAAAACCATGTTGTCATGAAACATAAAAACCTCCGTCAGAGCAGATCGTCCACCGTCGGAATCGAAACCCTCGTATGGAAGAGATCACAGAAACGGACCGGCGGCTCCAGCGCGCCCATCGCTACGTCCTCCATGATCCTCCGCTGCTGCGCCCCGGAGGCCAAGTGCCACCAAATGACCGGGTTGACTCGAATGCCTTGCGAAATAACGTAATAGACACCCGGATCTTTGAAGGTGACAAGCTCACTGGCTACATTGCCGCCTACCCATTTGATATTTGCCTCGTCCAGCATCTGGCAGAGCTGGAAAGCCTCGTCAAAGTTTTCGACGAGGATGCACATTTTATCGTGAAAATCCAAACACATCACCTCCGATGGCTAAAGCAAATCGTCGATATCAACAGACACCGGCGACAACAAATCTTCAAATTCAATGGGCGGACTGTACAACTCCATGTCGCCATCGTTGATCGTACTGGAACCGCGCCGGAAGAAGGACCTGGCAGGCCAGTTTTCGTGGGTGCCGTCGCTGATGCAGATGAATGAGCTCCGTGATCGGTTGTATGGAGAGGTTTCCTCAAAAACCTCGCGTCCGGTACACCACAAATAGCCGGAATCTTCGAGCATTCTCAGCAGCTCATTCCACTGTTCGGCGTTTTGGCAGTGAATGACCATTCCAGAATGAAACATCAATTTTATTTCCTCCTTTTCACAAAAAATCTTCCAGTGTGTGGATCTCAGGCAGCGGCTGCGATGGCAGAACCGTGAGATATTGCGCCTGAGAGATAAACGTACATGTTTGCTGATTATAATCGGAAAGGGCGAACGTGCGGTCTGGGGCGACTGCCTCGTCAAGCTGTACGACAACGCAGCCACCCGGAAGACGAGGACTCATGTCTACAACTGTTGCGATTGCGTCTCGCAAGTCGAAGCCATCACGGTTTTCTTGGTTAAAGACCACACGGGCGCCTTCGAAAAGCTCTGCATACTTTGCCATCATCTCACCTCAAAGAAGGTCATTGATGTCGGGAATCGTGACGGGCGCTGCGGCACAATTGTAAAAACCTCGGGCGTCATCGATGGAATATTCGGGCCAATCATAATCTCGGCTCGATTTGCTTCCATATGTCACTCTGTTGGGAATCCGAACGCGATAATATGTGCGTTGTGGATAGCGGTTCAGTTCTGATGTCAATCGAGCACCAGACTGCCACTCCAGTCCATCTTCTTCCAGCATCTGAAGAAGCTCCTTGACCTCGGCTTCGGTATCGCAGTAGAAATAACAATTTCTCGGAAAAATCATATTGCGTCGCACCTCCTAAATCAGGCCGTCAAGCGTCTCGATCTCGATCCTGCTCGTTGGAAGCAGCTCCAAACCCTCGCCGTTCGGGAAGGTACAGCACCAAGGATGGTTACGGATGCTTGGAAGGCTCATATGCTGCATGGCTCCGTAAAACTTCTCGTCCATGGCGACAATCGGATGGCCGCCCTTGATAGAGATCCAGACGACGGTGCCGGTTGCGCCGAGCTTCATCGGATTTGCAAGATGTGTGACGAGACAGGTCGGAACCTTCGTGACAACAACACGATCGCCTACCTGAAAACCGGAGGTTGGCGGGTGCGGACTATTTCTATTGTAACTCATAAAACCTCCTAGATGAGATCATCGATGGTGTCGATGCGCAGTGGCTCGGCGTTGATCTTTTCGAGTTTGTACGCCGCATTCAGGTAATACCAGCCGTGCTTATCCATACAATGATTCCTACAGTTATGCATTGGTTCAAAGAATTCGTCATGCTCGACGCCAACCTCGCCTCTTACGACATCGCACACAGTGCCTTCTGTGCCGATCGCAGAATCAAGGCCGTCCTGTGAATGCAGAATGCGGACACGATCGCCGACTTGAAAATCATGATTCATGGGAAAAACCTCCGCGCTGGATGAGGATCTGGACGGAAGCCTCGTCGCCGTCGGGCAGCATGTAGCGCAGCGTGTTCAGGATCTGCGTCAGGTCGATCCTGCCGTCGAAGCGGACGGAAAGCTCCGTCATCTGCATGGGATGCTCAGCCGAAGCCTGCGGCGCTGCTTCCACTTCTACATCATCGCCAGATTCATGGTCTGTCGTGGCGCCGGCTTCCTCCGGAATGTTGGCTTCATCGGCAAGGAACCCTCGGAGCCACTGCTCATCTTCACGATGCATACGGCGGCCCTTCGGGAACAGGTAGGCATAGCCGAGCTCGCGCATTTTGAGCGAGCAATATTTCGGAGAAATCCCGAAGATTCTTGCAACAGCGACCTGCGTGAGGTGATGCGTTTCCGTCAGGTCGGTCAGATAATCCCGCTGGAGATCGGCAGGCATTGCGCTGAAAACCTGCCACGACATCGGGCGGGAAAGATTATATGTATTCACAGGTCCGTTCTTCTCCTTCCATTGTTTCGGTGTGAGCGAATCGCTCGGAAGCTTTGCGGCGCGCTTGCTTTTGCTGCCGCAGATGCGGTTTCTGGCGGAATATCCGACGCTTTTCCGGTCTCGGATCTCGCTGCGGAATTCCTTCTGAATAAACGCGGAATCGGTCATGGGCATTCCTCCATTTTGAAAAACCTTGATTGGATCATTGACACAGCAAACGATGAGACGCGACCGGAGCCGCGGCGAAGCTGGCCATTCTGGGCAGAGCTCCAGAATGGCCGCGACGCTCGTCGGCGAAGGGAGGGAGGCATCCTGTGCTGACAGCGAGAAGGCTTTATTCATCGGGATAAAAGGATCTTTGATCCTGCGATCACGATGAAGCGGCTTTTCGCTGCGCTGGCCGCAGCGAAAAGGGGCGGTGTGGAAAGCCTTCGAGCTGAAGAACCTTGACTGCACTTCGCCCATTGGGTGAAGCTCTGCTATGTATTTGCAGAATATGCTTTGCTGTGACGTCGATTGCGAAGAACGACTGAAAGAAAACGGGCATATCTAACCTGCTTGTTACTTACGAGCTCTTGATATCGTATTGATTTTGTCCGAGTTTCTTTGATTAGGGTGGCTGTGACGGTGATGGCGGAAAACCTTGTGGCTACTGGGGTGGTTTCTGGCTTCGCTTGGTTGGCGCCGTTGTTAGGGAGCGTTGTCTTGAAGGATAAAACTATGCGTGCTTTGCTGCTGAAAGGACATGCGCGCAGCGCCCGCCGGCCATGCCGCCATTGCTTCCCTCCCACCATTGGCAGGAGAGGCTTCGATTGCTCAAAACCTTATGTATGCTCGTTTCTTCGCTTGATTATTGTTTTCTTTTCTGGTCCTGCTTCAGGCAGTACCGGACGCTGGTTTTGTATTTCTGATTGTAGATATCGAGGATGGAATTCAGCCACTGCTCGTCGATCATTTTATAATAGGAGATCGTGCCGCTGAGGCTGCGGATCTGCTCCAACGGCCAGAACCTACCCTGCGAACGCTCGTATAGATAGGTATTGAGTGTGGAACGGAAAGCCTTGACATTTTTCCAGCCGACTGTGATATTGTTCTTAGAATTCAGCATCATGCCGAACATCCAGTTGGAGCCGGTGTTGTTGCCGTAGCTCGTTTTCTTGCGGTTCAGCTCCAGAGAAGCTTCCATCGTCTTGAGCGATGCGGCAATCTCGGCCTCAACCTTCTTATAATCGAACGGGCTTCTGGACGAGATGGAGATGTCGTCGGCGTAGCGGGTATAGACATAATTCTGTTCGCCAAAAGCCTCCAGATGATTGCTGAACTTGTGGTCGAACGGAATCATGAGAATGTTCGTCAGCATCGGAGAGATCGGCGTGCCCTGCGGCAAACCTCCGTTCAGAAAACAGAGGCTCAGCGCCTTTTCGAGTGCCGCTTTGCCGCCCGCGCTCTGCATCACGGCGCTGAACGGATAGATCATGGAGAACATTTTGCTCAAAAACTCCGGCGTGACGCTGCCGAAGAAGTTATGGAAATCGTAATGCGCGAACCACTTGCTCGCGTTCTGCTGGTGCTTTCGAACAAGCGTGACTGTGCTGCGCTTGTGAATATAGGCGTGCGCCGTGGTGTGATAGAGCATATCCGCATGGAACATGGACTCAAAAATCCTCCGAAGCTCATAGAGCGCGTTCATCAGCTCCGGAAGAGGCTGATCGATGCGGCGGACGCCGCCGCCGGAACGCTTGGGGATGTAGAATGTGTGATAAAGGGCTGTGCGGTCCGGCTCAAAAAGCTCCGAATGGGTCTCATTGAAGCTTTGCAGCGCACGGATCGCAAGCGGGATGTTGTATGCATCCCGCACGTTTCCCGGAATGTGATCACGAAACCTTGTGATGGTTTCCGTTTCGCACAAAGCGACATAGCTGGTGCGCGCTTCGTCCTCGAACAGGAATTCATCGACGGAAACCTGATGATAGCGCGGGGGCGCTTTCACAACGATGTATGGCATAGAGACTCCTTTCTTTCGTATTGGCATAGTCTGGGATCGGTGTGAAGACTGATCTGGGTGTAAGGACGGGGGTCCAGTGGTCGTCGTACAACCGGCGATTGTTCGGAGATTACATGGCGGAGGCTGATTCCCTTGCTCGCGTTGACCAGTGGTCGAACCCTGGATGACGGCAGTTAAGGGAGCTGTTGAGGTAGGAGACATCTAATGAGAGTCAGGATGTCCTGCGATGCCTTAGCGGGCGGCCGGCTTCTGCCCTCCTCGCCATGGACCATTGCTTTCCGCCCACCATTGGCTGGCGGCTTTCTTTGCAGAAACTTTTACACTATGCTGAAACACGAATTTTACGACGGATTTCCCGTCAAAATCTTACATATTTTTACTTAAATTGCATCGATCTCGAACGTAAATGCGTTCATTAAGATCATTTTCTTGAGCTTGGTGACGCCGCCCTTGACGTAATTGATGAAGTTGCTGCATCCGAGACTGCAGATCGTGCGAACCGTCGGTGTGACGCTGAGCGGAACCTTGCAGGCGGACATCGGCGTTTCTTCCTCAGCTTCCTCATGCGAAAAATCCATGGTGGAAAGGAAGCTCTTGACCATCGCGGGATCGTCCCACGCGGCGGCATAATGCTGCGCATCCTCCAGACGGGTGCGGAAGTCGAACATCGCCTTGATGTACGGATTGCTCTGATTATCGGATGCAATCTTCCGGCGGAGGTCGATGTTATCCACGCAGAGGAAGACATAGCCGTTCAGACGCTGGCCTGTGTATCCTTCGCTGAAAACCTTCGCTTTGTTCCGGATCTCGGGGTTGATGCGGCAGAGCATCTCCAAGGTGCGCTCCGTTTTGAGCTTGTAGAGATCCTCGGTGGTGAACATCTGATTTGCCAGATTATGCGGCTCGACAATATCAAAATCGTAAAGCCGGAAGTTTGTCAGCCCAAACCTTGCAAGGCACTCGGCAACCGTGGCGCCAACGGAGCCGCAGCCGATGATGTGGATTGCGTCCTTGCATGTCTCCGGCTGGAAAAAATCATAGGATTTTTCGAGATTCATTCAAATTCCTCCACGCCCTCCGGCCATGCATCATACATACGCCAGACACCATCGTCTCCAAAATAGCCGCTCGGTGTGAAGCGGTATTCGTCTGGATGTGCTTCATGATACTCGTTGGCAGCATCGAAGCCCGTACTCTTTTTCTGCTTTGGCGCAGCACTCGCCGGGGGTTGATACGACCAGTGGTTCGACGGTGCGGACTGAAAGCGCGAAACCTCCGCTGGCGTCAGCTTCGAATGCACGGGATTTGCCGGAGCGTCGGGCTTCAGCTTCGCCTTTGCATCCGCAAGGAAGGCACTGTAGTCAAAACCACAGTCCGTCAGGCCGATCTGGATATCCGCCGTGTCAAAAACGATGTTGTTTTTCAGATCGACGATGCGCTGCCAGTGCTCGCCTCGCTTGTTCAAAATCATGAAGATCTGGAACATCTCTGGACCGAGCTGCTCGATCAAGCCGTTCTGATAGCCATCGTCCACTGAGGAGGAGAAAACCCCCATATTCACATGGCTATGGCCGTGGAAGCGCATGGCGTTGAAGGTGTCGTCGTCGAAGGAGTCCTGCCAGTCGTTGTATTCCTGCTGGTCGGGATTGATCGACGTCCCCGTTACCTTCTGCGGATAGACAAAAATATCCTCGACGATGAACGTCCGCTCGTCGGACTCCGCGCGACGGACGACGCCGTGCCAGCCGATCTCGGAGGATGTTTCGCGCACAAGCGCCGCCTGCTTCATGTAAGCCTTCGGCGTGAAGAGGATCGTGGCTTTGCCGCAATCCAGCGTCTTGCTGTACGTCAAGGTGCCGTTTGTGATCGGATTCTTGACGAGAGCTTCGTAAAAATCCTGTAAGATCTGCTGTCTGTGTGCCTCGGTGATTTTATAAGGTCTGCTCAAAACCTTGCTCCTCCTTACTGTACATTTTCGGCGGCCCATTCCACTGCCTCCATCGGTGTGACGCAGCTGCCGTCCGGAAGCTCGACACAATGCTTGTCGAGATCGAAGAAATGGTCGCTCCAACTGCTCATGACGGTGCTGTCCGAGAAATTCAGGTTTCTCGCAGAAGCACAGCACTGCTCGACCGCGCTGACATAATTGCCGGCGTTGCACGCCTGATTGATGATCGACTTGTGACCGCCAAGGCAGGAATAATATTCCGTGTGCGGGTTCGGGCTGCAATCCCGCATCCAGTCCGGGTAGTCGTAGCTGCCGCGGGCTTCGCAGCCGCCGTAGCTGTAGATCCGGTAGGCCGCGCAAACCTTGATGCGGATCGTCTCATCCTGGAAACAAGCCTTGAAGAATTTCTTCGCCTTGGCTTTCTCTTCGCGCCCGCTGAAGTGGCGGTAAATTGCCGCGGAGGTCTTTTCGATCGCCAGATTCGCGGCGTCTTCATCCCACATGTCGATGTAATAGTCGCCGACCGCGAACTCAAACCAGTCGCTGCCGGTATCCATCAGCTCCAGATGCTTGTTCATCAGGAAATATTCCATCAGCTCGTTGCTGCCGCCGCTGGCGATGGAATCCTCCAATGCATCCACCATCAAAAGCTTCTCGTGAAGCTCTCGGTTCTTCTGCGCGGCTGCTTCATAATAATCCGAGATGGATCGACGGAGCTGCTCGGCAGATTCCTTCGTGCGGCGAAGCGCATCCTCGTCGTACTTGCGCTCAAAACCTTCGAGCTGCTTACGGATGCCGGCGGAACGGAAGTCATATTTGCGCGCGGCTTCCGCCATCAGGCGGCGGAATTCATTCGCATCCTCCTGCATGACGATGGATTTCAGTACCGCGGTTACCTCTGGATCGTCACGGGGTGGACGCTCCACAAAAAACCACGGAAGAAGCTTGCACACCGATGCGGCCACCAGATGCCACACGATGACCGACAGATTGGCGACGATGACCAAAACTGCCCGCGTCTGCGGATTGCGATAGATCTTCGCGTCGGACTTCCCCCGCTGCTTGATGTAGGTGACGCGGGTCGCATCCAGCTCAAAGCCCTTCGCAGTGAGCGCGGCATCGTCGATCTTTCCGATCGTCTCCTCCGTTTTCTGGAAGGAGCACTGGAGGTTAACGACCGTAATGCGGTCGTGCGCATCTGCATCCACTCCGCTTGCGAAGATCGCAGAGAGAAGTGCCTCGCCGCTGCAATCCGCGTCATAGGAAGAAGAAGGCACATCTGTTACGGTCAGATGCAGACTATCCTCCTGTTTCATGCGCGGAACTACGATGGTGCGCAAAACCGCGAGGAATGTGGAGTCATTCCGGAAGGAATCTCCAGCGCAGTTCTTAAAAATTTCGTCCGCTGCCGGACTTGTCAGTTGAAGATTAGACATAATCTGACCAAACATTTGAACTCTCCTTTACTGTTTTGGTAGGAAAAGCGCCCGCTGAATTGCTCAGCGGGCGCTTCGAAAATCAGCAGCCGCCGTCGGCCTTGACGACGGAAGCCAGCAGGGATTCCTCGCGGCAGTCGGGAAGCTGCGCAAACGGCGTGTCGATGTCAGCTGCACGCAGCGGCGTGCCGTTGAAGGTGACGTTGCCCGCGCTGTACTGAACATCCATCTGCTCAAAAGCCTGACGCGGGGTGGTGGTTTCGGACTCGAACGTGCCGGTCTTACGGGTGGTGGCATTGCGAACCTTGACTTCGATAATCATAGTATGTATCTCCTTTTATTCAGTAATTTTATGTTTTTGATTTGTTTGGGTTTGTGAAATGGAAAAGCCGCAGGTGAAAAACCTGCGGCTTCACGGGATCACTCGACGGTGATGCTGGCGTTGACCTTATCGAGATCAGCCTCGATCTCCTTCGCAGCGGCTGCGAACTGTTCCTCGATCTTGCCGATCTTCAGAAGCGCGCCGCCGTAGGTCTCGGCAACATATGCCTTGGCATCCTTCACATCGTCCGGGATGTGGATGGTGATGGCTGCCTTCTTCTCGGGATCGGCCTGAGAACCATAGGTCGCGCCGAACTTGGAGATGGAACCCTCGCCGGTGCCGACCATGAGCTTATACAGCTCGTTCTTGTCCTCGTCCTTCAGAACCAGCGCGTTCGGGCGGTGCTTCGCAAGATTCTTCAGATCCTTCAGGGAGATGCTGGACTCGATGAATGCGACATTACGAATGATTTTAACGTTTGCCATAAATGGCTCCTTTCTGCTTCGGAGTGTGCCGAAGCGCACAAAATATGTATTTGAATCGCCTCTGGGCGCTCAAATCTGGGGAATAAAAAACCTCCGGATGTTTCCGGAGTCAGAGAAGATCGTCGATGGTTTCGATGGACAGCGGCCGCAAACACTGGTCGCAGAACTCCTCATAGGTGAAGCACGGCGTGTCTGGCCGATACATCCAGCCGGTGATCCGGTTGTTATAACTCGCTCCGATGAAGGGATAGTTGCTTGCGCAATCCTTTGCAAGAGTTCGTGTGGAATACCCATTGCAGAAAACACAGCCTTGTGCGTGCAGAAATTCGATCACGTCCTCCGCTTCTTCGCGGCTCGAAACCTTGACATGATAATGCCCGCCGCCAAAGTCATAAATTGCTTTTGACATACACCCTCCTAAACAAGATCGCTGAAATCATAGGGCGGATCGCTGCGCAGGATGCGTTTGCCGATCGCATCGGCGAGCTCCTTGAAGCCCGCGTGGTCTCCGGAAGCAAGCAAGCTCAAAAGCTTCCGCTCATATCCGTCCTTTGGAAGAGAAACTTCCGGGAAATACCACGGAAGCAGACGGGAAATTGCAAATGTCATAATGCGATAACCTACCATCGGGCTGCTTGCGGCAGAGATAAAAACAACTGAGCGCGTCTTGCAATCCATCACTGCGCTTGCCGCATCACGATGCCTTTCGCAAAAATCTTCGACGGCGCTGACATGCTCATATCCCGGAAACAGGGAATCCGCCAGTCTGTTGACCCACGCTTTGCGCTCTTCGTATGACCCGTACTTTTGCGTCCATTCAAAACTACAGGAGAGATACAGGAGTTGATCGCTTGCCGCGGGATCGCATGACTTTGCGGCGAGTTTTTTCTTCACCTGCTCGATCTCGTTGTTCTCCGGATATCTGGCTAAAACCTCCACCGGCTCAAAGCGGATGAAATCTTGTGAGCGCATACGCGGCCAGACGATTGCACGCAAAGCCGTGAGCATGGATGTATCTCCGAGAAAATTTCTTCCCTTACAGTTCGGGAATTTATCGACCGCCTCCGTGCCGACAAGAACAAAACCGCTGATTGGCTGCAACTCCATTTTCTTCTTCCTCCTAAATTAAATCGTCAATTGCTGGGATGCTGAAAGCCTTCGCGTCGGCGAAATCTACGAGCTGATGGCCCCGGTCTGCCCACCATGAAGGCCAGCAGAAGCCGAGGTCTTCGTACTGGCTGAAACCATACGCAACCCCGCACCAATCTCCATTATCATCCTCGGTGCGCGACCAGCAGCTTTTTGCCGCCTCATGAACATCTTTGAGCCACGTTGCACGCATGGGAATTTGCTGCTGAGTGGCTTCGATTAGAAACGCTTCACATTCCATCTGGGAATAGCAAACCACCGCGATCTGCTTATCCAGCAGCGCCTGCCAGTCAATATTCATGGGACTCCCTCCTCAAATTTACTTTCATATCAGCTCGTCAATGGAGCCGACCTCGATGCGTTGCGCGAAAATATCGCAGAAATCTACGACCGTCGGATGGTCGGCGTCGCCGTGCTCGGAATAATACTTGGATGTGTACATCAAGCCATGACCGTTACGGCATATGTAAATTGCGTCATTTCCAGCTTCCGAGTCAACGTCAAACCGACTGTACTGATAGGGATCAGGTCCTTCATCGGTGCCGTTCATGCGGAAGTCTGCGTCAGTCAAAGCCTTGCACAGCTCTGTGAATTCCTCCTGATTTGCGCAGCAGATCGCCGTATTCGGCTGAAAATATTCCTCCAAATGAGATCACCTCCATTGTAAATTCTTTCTGAGAGGAGTGGTGCGGCGGGGACTTTCCGCCGCACCGCAAGAGAAAGGAGACATTTGTCTGCACCGAAGGCCGTCTCAAACCTTCGGCGGTTGGTGGGTCCAGCAGGACTCGAACCTGCAATCTTGCCGTTATGAGCGGCGTGCTCTGCCAATTGTGCTATGGACCCGTGCGGGCGGCTTGCGCCGCCCTAAGAAAAAGAAAGGAAGGAAATGAAGCGGGTGGCGATGTGCGGAGGTGCCGACCCTCACAGCCTGCGCTGCGCACGGTTTTCAAGACCGGCTCCGGAGCCGTCCGGATTCACACACCATATGGCTCAAAACCTTCACAAGAAATCGTCGATGGTTCCGATCTCGACCGGCGGACCGACGAACAGACTCGACGGCAGAATCTCCCGGCAGAGACCTCTCAACGCATCTTCATAATGCTCCAACCTTGTCCACAAAATACGGGATCTGTATACTTGACTCGCAACGATTGAGAGCACACCGAAACTCTCGTAATATTCGCGGATGCTGAATTTGCAGAAACCTCCGAGAAGTTCGTCGAGCGCCTGCGCATCCGCAGAGGATTCAATGTTGATGCCGAAGCGCTCGTTCAGCATGCGGTCGTACAACTCTTGTCCGGTCAAAACCTTCACCTCCTACACAATTGCAATACAACGGCCCGTCGGCCAATCCGAACCCGGCACCCAGCGAAGCCACTCCGGATTGTTGAAGTAAAACCTCTGATCGTAATCGCTCTCAACAGAAACGAGGCACGTTTCCACGTCAAGCCTCGATGCAAGCCTCGCCAGCGCCTTTGTCGTTTCACGCAGAGTCTGATCAAATGTCCGGTCACGAAGATTGCCGCAAAGCGTGATCAGAACCTCCGATTGTGCATGGAACCAATCCCCACGTCTGCCTTCGCCAAGGTTGCTGTGCTGCCAAAACTCGTCGCAGCACATAGACATATTGTGGCCGCGTCGGCTCGTCACATAGAATTGAACAGGACCTTCAGAACCAGTGATACGCGGCAGATGGTCAACCACGAGCTGCGCATGATACAGTGCTGCCGGGGTGTATCCGGGGTATGCGTCTGCGAGAATCATGCCGCGGACGTAAGTCCACATGGACATTCAAAATCACCTCTTAAATCTGCGATCTATATCAGATCATCAATTGTTTGAATTTTAATACCTGACGGCTGTGACAAAAGCTCCGAGATATTCGCCTCCCTTACCGCAAAGCCGTTCGCAACGTGCCATCCAAACTCAGGCATATAAGACACCCACTGGCCATACTTACAAACCTCCAACTCATGCGATGATGATTTCTCCCACCATCCAACGACGTATTCACTCCCTGGAAGCTCCGCAAATGTCTTGGCAATCAGAGCCGCTTCTTCATACGAGACTGCGTGGATGGCAAGGCCGCCATTCCAAAATTCCTCGCGGATCTCATTCTCCGTCATTCCAATTCCTCGCAATTCCATGGCGCAGCATCCAATCCGACATCGGCATATCTCGCAGACACTTCGGATTATTGAATAGGAATTTTTGTCCGCAATCATCTTCGACTGAGACGAGGCATGTGTCAATAGACAGCCTTGACGCGAGCCGCGCTAAAGCCTTTGTGACTTCTGGTAATGTTTGCGGGAGCCATCTATCCCGCAGATCACCGCAAATGGAGATCAAAACCTGCGACTGCGCCTCAAATCGATCTCCCCGCCGACCTCCCCCGAGATTACTGCACTGGTGCAGCTCATCCCATCCGAACATGGTTTGGTTGTGTCCGCGTTGAGTGGCGATGTAGAACTGCGCATCCCTTTCGGAGCCTGAAATGCGTGGAAGATGATCGACCACAGATTGTGCTCGATATAATGCTGCCGGCGTGTACTCTGCAAAAGTGTCTGCGACGACAATGCCACGGACATAACACCATAATGACATCTCAGATCACTCCTTTCCAGCTGACACAAGATTACGGGGTCGTCGCACCTTGCGGCGGACCTTCACAATGACAGGCTCTCTGCGCGGCGATTTGTGGTTCCGCTCTTCTTCGTGGTAAGCCTCGTTGAAAACCGCCTCGCTCCCGTCCCAGAGCGGCTCGTCGCACTCAAACTTTTTCTGCCAATGCTTCTCCATGCGCTCTTTCCATTCATCGTTCTCGTCCCAGTAAAGGTATTGGAGATCCCGTTTTTCCAGCACCTTCTTAGACGGCACCTCAATGCTTTTTCCCATAATCACAGAATACACTTCTTGCGCGGTCATGTTGGTGTGGGAAATAACCACCATGCTGAATGGCAGCCCTGCATACCAGCGTTTTGCATAGTCAATCATCTCATTCACGGGCATTTTGACTACGGAGTCCGTTATCGCCCACTTCAGCGGAGCAAAATCTTCCTCTTCGTCAGAAACCAGCAGGAGTTCTGCTTTTCCGGGCTTTTCCGTGAGCGCTGCGATCACAATGCGGTTTACCTTTCTGACTGGCAGATATTTAATTGCTCCTATCAGAGTTGTGTCCATAAAAACCTCCAATCTAATTGCGGATTCTTAGTCCTTGTAAACCTTCGCCAGCTTGTCGCTCAGCGTGAAGAAAATCTTGATCTTGCCGGTCTGCATATCTCTTCTGTAGTTCACAGTACCGAGGTAGGGGCAGTTGTCGCAGCAATCGTCGATTCCCGGCTCAAGACCTTCGTAATCTTTGCACGGGCAAACCGCTTCCAGATCGACATTCGGCAAACGGGTCACGAAACAGATATGCTCATGATCCAACTCGTCACAGATAGTCGGCGTGTGAAAGGCATACGGGTGTTTCATGTAATGGCGCGCTACGTCCCACGCCGCACGAAGAACCCAAAACCTTGGGAAAATCTTATCAAGCATTGGAAGCCTCCTCTGCCGCCCTAACCATCTGGAGTAGTATTGCGCCACTGACATTTTGTTTACGTAGCTGCACGGCGGAACTCCGCGATGTTTTCTGTTCACAATAATCCTTGATAATGGCGAGTTCTTCATCCGTCAGTTCATCAATGCGACGTTTCATGAGCGTTACAATGTCTGGATTAACCACGTCTTCATCCTCCGATCAAATAGCTGTTTCACAAAAGGCCGTCCAGCGTGTCGATCTGGACGCTCTTGCTTTGTATGTCTGCATACCGCAAAACCTCGGTCACGCTTCCGCAGCCGAGCTGGCCGTTCCATTCGCCTTCGTTGTCGCATGGGTAAAGCACAAGCATGTTTCCATTCCAGCGATATGCATGTAGATTGGCATATTTACATAGCAAGCCTCGTTGATGCTCTGTCGGGATGCCATGCCTATCGCAGTCGTTTAGGAATCTAACTGCTTCGGTGGGACCGCCGCAGTAGACCGAGATCTTTCCGGCAAAAAAGTCCTCCCAATTCATGATGCGGCCTCCTTATGAAAAACCTCGACGATGCGCTTTTCAGCCGGCATGGTTATCCCTCCTCATATCCTCGATGAAATACCGGACGCGCTCATAGCACGCGATCCGGGTGATGGTGCTTGTGTCGGTAAAGCCATCGGAAGCCTTGAGCTTCTCAAGGTGCTTCTGCTCCTGACGCAACACAAAATCGTAGATGCGCTGTACATCCGCGTCCATAAAAACCTTCCTTTCGTGTGTATGTCTATACAAGACCTTCCAAGGTGGTGATGCTGATCTGCGGATCTGCAAGCCCGCACGCAGCCCAGAAGTCCGCGAAGTACATCCAGCGCTCGACAAAATGATGGCGAACATGCCATTCCGGACCTATTCCCGTATATTCAGCGCTTGGTGTACGATTGCGCGGCTCAACGCGAATCGACAATGCGCGGAATTCGTGTATCTTGCTTACATCCACTCCGTATTTCGACAGGAGATCGCGTAAGTGCAAAACCTCCGATGCATTTTGACACCAAACAGAAAGCTTGCCGTTCAGCAAATCTTCAAGATCGATCTCGCTCACCTCCGATCACATTTTTCCAACGAGTTTTGCGCGCTTTCGCACATTTTTTCCTACGAGTTTGCCGTCAGGAACTCCATGTAGTCGGTGTCGCTGGCGAAAAGCATGTAGCCGCCATCGACAAAGCCCATGAAGCCAGACGGGCAGAAGTAGCCCTTCACAGAAGCACCACCTGAACCCCGATCAAAAACCCTGCGGCCAGAAGCGCAATGGAGATCGCAGCGGCCTTGGCTGCAAACCTCCGGTGCTCTCTGCGGCGACGCTCCGCCTGAACCTTCGCGGCAGATGCCGCCTTCAGGCGGTCGTGATGCTTGTTGACGATGCCGGAGAATACATCCTCCGGTGCATAAATTTGCAGGCTGGTGTTCATAAAATTCTTCCTTTCTTATACCAAACCTTCAATGGTTTCGATCTCGGGTATTGCGCAAAGCCTGCGGGCGGCTTCCTTCAGGATGCAGACGCCTTCGGCACAGCTCACGCTTGTGATACCGTGCTTGCGGTACAGGTCGAAAAGCCCGCCACTTACGTAGAAGCCGCCGCCAAAGGAGCGTCGAAAACCTGTGGCTGCGTCCCACTTGCTCATGTCTGTGTTGTTAAACCATGGGTCGCGCTTGAGCTTTTCACGGAGATACGGAATATCGAACGGGATGTAGGGCGCGACGGCCTCCAAACCTCCGAGAAAGTCAATGATGCGGCCGTAAACCTCCGAATGACTGAGCTTCTGCCCGGTCTTGACGTCAACGTCTACGCGGACGCCGACTGCCTCTTTAGGCGTCATGATGAAAACCTCCGTTCAAAGCCTTGCGTGGAATGCGGCGCTCCACGGGCTGCGCGAGGATGTCCAAAGCCGCCAGCTTCATCATGTGCGCCTGCCGGATGCCGCAGTGCTCACACGGTGTGCGAAACCCATGCTGGCAGCAGAGCATACACGAATACTGAAAGCAGCGCTCCGCCTCCGCGCGGGTTGCGGAATCCTGCTGAAGCTCCGCGCCGATGCACTCAAACTTTGTCATGGTAAAAACCTCCGAAGTCATATTGATGTTCACATTGCCAGCAGATCAGCCGGCCTTCACACGGCAGTCTCGCACCGCAGCATACACATGTTTCCATGGCGGCCTCACTGCTTTCCCGGAAGTACGGTGCGCAAAACCTCCCGGTTCAGCGCAAACCTATTGTCCAGAAGATACTGCGCTCGGTCGCGCCGGAAGGGATCGTCCGCGTCAAAAGCCTCCCGTTTGGCTTCACGCAGAAAATCCCCGCGCAGCTTCGAAACCTCCCGCGCGGATCTCGTGAGCTCGAATTGGATATGCTCGTTATAGCTCAGCTTCATTTTTCTCTCCCTTCCCCTCTCGTCAAAACCCTGTAGAGCCAACGCATAAACCGCGGATGAATGCGCTCCGCAAGCGCGGCCGCTCCGCAGAAAACCGCGGCGTACAGACAGCAGACGCAAAAACCTTCAAACCATGTGGGCATTTTTCGTTGACTCCTTTCATTGTACTAAGTGGTTAATACAGATTTTTGGGTATAAAAAATAAGCGCATGGAAAAACCATGCGCTTTTGTTGATGTTGGGCGGACAAGCCGCCCGTTGACTTTCTGGAAAACCGTGGTAGAATAGGGATGTGGTTGGCGATGAATGCGACGTTGCGAATGTCCCACGTTTGCCATAAATGGCTCCTTTCATTTGTGCTAAATGCAGAAAGGACTTCCATGTTAAAAACCATCGTATTCATCTTGAAGGTCGCGTTGGATGTTGCCTACGCGATCGCCATCGGCCTGCTCGCAGACGAGATCAAAACCTCGCTGCGCAACCACCGGAAGCCCTGAGTGTTTACGCACTCAGGGCTTCTTGTTTCCAGAGTATATATCACAAGAGCGGTCGAAAACCTTCAGCCGCCCGAATGACCGTATTCAGCTGCGCGGATAGAAAACCGCGCGGTAGGCTTCGTAGACCGTCATGACGTCCTTGAAGCTCTTTTTGTTTGCGATGGACAAAACCTTGGACTTGTTTTCCTTGGCGTAGAGATCAGCGCCGGAAAGTTCATATTGATAGAGGCGGTAAAAAACCCCGGACTTGAAAACCGTGGTGTAATTGATCGTCGTGTTGCCGATTCGTTCGGGGCTTACATCCAGAAGCAAATTCCCTATACGGTTTGAAAGCTCTTTTGGCGTGTACGGATCAAGACCAACTTTTGCGTTTTCCGTTTTGAATTTCTTGATGAAAAAACCATGGTCGATTGGCTTCACCGTCTGGTCGTTGAGCTTGTGCCGAACCGCTTCTTTTGTCTTTGCGTAAACCTCCAGCGGTTCCCAAAAAACCTCCGGAATGTCATACGGATAGACAGAGCCGTCTTGCAGGAGCAGTCTGTGATGGACAAAATTCACATCCTCATTGCGAACCTTGGCCGCACCTGATATTTGGGGAATGCCAAGCCACGCGAAAATCAGCGCGGGCAAAAGCTCATAGCCTTCGTCGATCGGATAGACGCTTGAGATCCGCGAGACCAAAACCTCCGGCGATGGCAGAATGCTGCTGCGGATGCCGATGGTGTAGTCCACGTCTGTTCGCTCGTTAAAAACCTCTAGCGCGTCCGTAAACGCAAGGGACTGGCGCGTGTCGTGCGCCCAGCGGTTATACGTTTGCATAGCGTACAAAACCGGGCGAGCCGCATCGACGTCGATATACTCAAAACCGTCGAAACCACGGCGCAATTCCTCAATTGACATCTCAGCCACATCTTTATTGCGTGGCTGCTCGATGGAGTCAGACACCTGATTAAAAATCTGCGTATAACGAACACACACACTAGGCGTGAGTGAGTTCAGAAACTGCTCCTTGATCGTCTGGTTGTACAAAAAAACCACCGCCATTTCGATAGTTGCCTTATCCCCATTATAGAGGAAAAAGTATGTATCGTCAAGCAAATGACGGCAGTTTTGCTAATTCGCTGGAAAACCTTGGAGCATGGCTCCGTTTGATTTCGTCAGAATGACGGAATCAGTACGTGAAACCGATGAAAACCTTGGAGCTTTTGTGAAGCGGGCCAGAGTCGCGGCTGATATCGTCCCAGCACGGCGCAAAGTATGCACGCATGGAACGGTCGTATTGCAAACCCTGATAGACTGCACTCTGGATCTTGCCGGAGCGCGAAACCTTGCGGAAGAACGCAGTTCGCCCGTCGCGCATCCGGAGAAGCTGCTCGACCGTGACGATATAGCCTTGCTCCCCGTTGGGCGCGGAGGTCAGATGGTCGCACGTCGCCCATGTGGAAATCGGTGCGTCAGTCATGCGAAAACCTTCCATTCCTAAAAATCTCCACTCTGCGTTTTCCCGGCTTGTGACGGGCATGGAAAACCACGGCCGCATTAGAGAAGCGGGGCTTTTTCAGCCCCGCTTGTTTTTCGTTCGTTCCTGTTTTGGGCTTATGCGTTGGCAGACTCGTCCTGTGCGTCCTCAAAATCCTCAGCGGGCGCGTCGGTTTGGCTACACTCGACCGGGCCGTTCTTTGCTGCGTCGGCGTCGGCGGGGTTCGCATCGTCCTTGTCTGCCTGATAGGCATAAGTACCGTTCTGCATACGGGTACGGATGACCGCAAACAGCTTCTGCTCAAACACGGCGAGATTCTTAATCAAAACCTTGGTCTCGTGGTTCTCGCCCTTTTCAGGCAGGACGGCGCGCATCAGCTGTTTCAGGTCGGCGCGTGCCATCAGTTTGGGGCAGATTTCCCCCGGAATGATTGCCTGCGTGACGATATTCAGCTGCTCATTCAGCGAGCGCATGGACGGAACGCCGTCCCAGCCCAGCTCGTGCGCCTTGTTAAAATCGCTGGTAGTCAGGCTAAAATCCGTAGTCGAGAACTTGCCGTCATCGCGGGCAGAAAAGCGCACGATGTTCCAGCGGAAAATTTTGACGAGCTGCGCCCAGTTATGCGCGGGCGTGATGAGGCTTGTCGGGAACATGGAGTCGATTCTTTGGAAATCGACATAGGTGGACGACTCCCTCAGGTCGTACAGGTGCGTGGCTTTGTCCGGCATGGCCTTGTAGGTCACGGCGCGGGGGTTCTCGATGAACTCTTTGAACAGCGGAATAACGTCCATTGCGCCGAACTCGCGCACACGCGCTTCCACGAGCTTCGCATTCCACTGCTGCAAATTAAGGCGCAGACGTTTGAGATCGTCCGTCGGGTCTGCTCCGGCCGTTATTTTTGCGTTGACGTTGGCAAGCTCGTCCCGCACGCGGGATTCACTTTCAGACATGGAGACTTTCATCGTCTCAGGCGCTTTTGGGGCGTCGGGCAGCTTCTGGGTGACGTCGAGCGTCGGCTCGGTGTGGGTGGCGTTAGGTTTAGGTTTAGACATAATGATAACTCCCTTTCTCAGTTTGGTTTTATTTTCAGTCCTACTCTGCGTTTTCCCGGCTTGTAACGGGCATAGGCCGCATTAAGACTTGCGCGGCGCGGGCGATTCAGCCCGCGATTCTGCAAAGACGGTCGAGCTTCGCGCGGATTGCGTCCGCTTCGCGGTACAGTTCGACGGCGTACTCATAGCCGTGCTTCGCTTCAATGCTCAGCGCGGTTTCGGTTTTCTGCATCCATGCGGATTCAGCGCGGGCGATTGCGTTCTTGAGAATTCTTTTCATAGTGATGCTTCCTTTCTTTTGTGTTTTGCACTCATTCGAACGCCGGAGTTTTTGACGCCCCGGCGCTCAGTCAATGCAAAAACGGCACTTGTGTGCCGTGAATTTTACTCATTTTTTTGCGCTTTTATTGCGCGTCACTTACTACAGACTTTTTCACGGTCTGCTGACGCTTGCCTTTGCTAGAGGCTTTTTATCGCCGTCCAGAACTGGACGTTTCGCGCCGTCTCAGTGACACTCCCCGCGCCGCCTTGGTTATAGCGTTTCGCGTCGGGGTTCACAGCGTTCCGACGCTCCCGCGCCGTTGTGCTGATAAACAAGAGTTTGCTTTTCGTTTGTTCCTTTTTTGGGAATCAAAAAAGAAACACTCACACCGCGCTAGTCCGGAACTCACCCGCCGCGGTAGTATAGGATATAGACTTGCTTCCGTCATGGAACGGCAAAACGCAAGTAGCGTTTTGTTACCCGCACACGCAAATAGCGTGTATTCCTGTTTCGGAATCTGGTCTGTATCGGCTTGTCAAAGTGCATGGTCTACGCGCGTTTGCGCGTTCCCGTCCGTTCCGGCGTTCCCGCCGTGCTGAGTTCATGCCGTCCGTGTTTCATGCGTCCGGCGCGTCTTTTGGCTTGCAATCCGTCCGCGCTCCGCAACGTTTTTTATAGTGGTTCACTGTCCACTTCCGCGGTTCACGCTTCCGGCGTTTCGCTTGCCTCTTGACACTCAAGAGCATATCACATTTTCGGCGGTCTGTCAAGAACTTTTTTCGTTCGTTCCTGTTTCGGTATGAAACAAAAACTTGTCAATCGCTCTTGACGCTTTGGATTATAGCACATTCGAAACTGTTTGTCAAGAACTTTTTTCGTCGGCGGGAAATTTCCGGCTTCCCGCTCCTTCGTCTTTACTACCGGACTGCCGCTATGCCTTGCCCGTATTGGTTTAGGCTGTGCGTCCCTCTAACCGCCGTTTCCGGACGGCCTGTTTCGCAAAGTGTGACGAATTCAATTCTGACGGCTTCCCGTCTGTGCTATGCCGTTTCCGGCGTTTACGTCCAGTCAATGCCGTTCGGCGTTCCGTTGTCCCGCCGTCGTTTCATCGACTGTCTGCATGATACCATACGCCGCGCCGTTTGTCAACAAGTATTTTTCGCTTTTTCTTGTATCCTTTGGCTTCCGGATCCGGTTCTGTCCTATTTTCCGAACTTTTCGGCGTCGTTTTCTCTGCCTTATTTCATATATCAGTGCTTTTTCCGAATTATAATTATTTTTCAGACAGAGGAAAAGAAAAGGGCGATTTATCGTTTTTCGATATGCTAATGAACTTTTCTGTCTATTTGCAGAATGTTTTTAGTGTTTTATATGTGTTATTTGAAACTTTTCAATGCTTTTCTGAAATTTTTGAAACAGGCCCGAACGATTATAGGAATATTTCCTATTATACTATAAAGGTTTTCACCTTTACACCCTTAAAACAGCTTCCCGCGTTTTCAAACATACGTTTAGTGTGCAAAATGAGCCTTTGCACAGTGGGGCGTACTTTCCATTATCTACGGCCTTTCCCGCGCCGAGAATTTATAGGTTGTTCCAACTTTCTACCACACTATTTTTCCCACCTTTCCCCTTCTCTTGTCTTCCTTTTTCCCATTTTTTCAGTCAGAAGTAGAATTCAAACCAATTCTCGCCATTTTTATGTCAAGCAAAATATTCCACAATCCGCGTAGAAATTCGCGCTGTTTTTTTGTTGATTCCGCTAGTTAAACTCGTCACGGAGATAGTCAAATCATATGCTACAATAGTAGCGTCAAAAGTCATAACCGTATTTATTCACTTGGAGGATTACCAATGAACAATATTATTTCAATCAACCCCACAGCCCCTCAGAGCTCCACCATCATGCTGGACCGCATCAGGGAGTCACGTAGCCTGCGATTCTCACAGATCGCTCCTGGGGACGCTGTAACCCCGAGAGAGCTCGCTGAGGATCGAGCTGCTACTCCTATTAAAAGCATTGATGACATCCAGCGCATCTCTGATTTCCTGATGGGCAACCACCGTTGGAGAGACAACATGCTGTTCGTCGTCGGTATCAACTTCGGACTTCGAGTCAGTGACCTGCGAACGCTCCGGTTTTCAGACTTAATCAACGACGACTGCACGTTCAAGCGTACCTTCCCCATACTGGAACAGAAGACGAAAGCAACCAGAACGGTAAAGAAGAATCGATACATTACGATCAACATGGCCGTCATGGATGCCGTAGAGCTGTTCCTTGCAAAGACTCCCGGCTGTAAGCTCAGCGACTACATGTTCCGCAGCGCGAGGAACGTACAGGCCGGCATCAATGAGCCGATTCACCGTAATACGGTCGAGAAAATATTAAAAGAAATTGGAGAAGAGCTTCACATCGACGCGCACATGTCAACGCACACGCTGCGAAAGACATTCGGATACCACCAGATGATGGCATCGGGTAACAGCCAGAGGAAGCTCTTGTTGCTTCAGAAGATCTTCGGTCATAGCAGCGCGGCGATCACTTTGGATTATATCGGGATCACCAATGATGAGATCGTAGAAGCCTACGAGGGGCTTAACCTCGGAAGCAGGCAGCACCACTACATCGTCGATTCCGATATTGTAGACGAGCCCTGCCCCAGAGTAGGCTGATATATTTTCTCTTTCTGGTTGAAATATAACAACGGGAAAATATTGGAGGATGATGCAGACCAGCAGCTGCAAGCTGTGTGGATGAGAATTGGGAACGCAGGTGAACAATTCGAATCGAGCGCAGCGGTCGAGTCTGTGGCACGCAGACGAGATCGAGAACTGGTGCGTAAGCAACAGGTCGAGAAGCGGAGCGAAGGATGCATCAGCCAGGTGTACCTTGAAAAATGAATAGCGTTCTGAGGAGAGAGAGCGGTTCCGAAGAAGCAACCACGGGAGACGAGAGCAGGCGTCGATAGAAGACAGGACCCAGACCGAGGCTTACCAAGCGAAGCAACAAAGCCGAAGGTCGGAGACGAAGCAAGGGCTGAGTGTCGTCGTTAAGGCGAGCTGAGGGCAGACGAGCAGGGTGTGGGTCTGACCGAAGCTAACGAAGCCCGCTCCAAGAGATGCCTGCGTCACTGTGCGGAGTCAGGAGATTGTCTCCAACAAATCATGACTGCCCACGGGCTCCAAATTTAGAAGTATTTGTTAAGTAGGGACGAGCCCGAAAAGCATTGAAAACACTGGGCTTCCAGAAGTGCTACCACGTTCGGGTTGTAACAGGTGGTGCAAAAAATGAAAAACATAACTTTTTAGGAGGAATTGAATTTATGGTAAATGTCTGCGACGCCATCATGGGCAGCGGCAAGACAAGCGCAACGATCACGTATATCAACGAGCATCCGGAGAAGCGGTTCATCTACATCACGCCGTATCTAGCCGAGGCAGAGCGCGTGCGGGCGGCATGCCCTGACGCCGATTTCGCAACGCCGGAGAATAAGGACCCGCGTTACGGATTCTCGAAAACGAACCACGCGGCCGACCTTGTGCATCAAAGACGAAATATCGCCTCTACGCACCAAGCGCTGATGCTGTACACTCCGGAGATGTACGAAGAACTCAGAGAAGCGCATTACACGGTTATCATTGATGAGGAGCTGTCGGTGTTGAGCGAGGACACTGCGGTTTTCCGGGATGACATTGATCTTCTGGTTGCCGCTGGGTACGCCAAGGAGATTGATCAGAATGAATATGCTCTGACGGATGCTGGACGCCAGTACACGAATGGAGCGATGTCCGGTATGATCAAAAAGATGTGGTCACGTTCCATCGTGGTCACGGGAGCCGCTACCACAACGAAAGCGTACTACTGGCTGTTCTCTCCGTCGCTGTTCGCGGCGGCTGACGAAGTATTCGTGCTGACATATCTGTTCGATGGCTCAGAGATGAACGCATTCTTTAACATTCACGGAATCGAATACCGCAAAATCGGCATTGATCGCCCTGATAAGAATACATATCGCTTCTGCGACCATCCGAATTACATTCCCAAGTATGTGGCGCGCCTCTCAAAAATGATCGAGGTCGAAGAGAAGGAACGCATGAATGAGGTCGGGCGGCGCAAGACGGCGCTGTCGATGAACTGGTATCAGGCGCATCCAGACGAGGTGGACACGCTGCGCAAGAACCTGTATACGTTCTTCTGCAACCATCATAGAGGCACACCGGTCGCAACCAGAATGTGCGGAACGTTCAAGACGCACTGGGGTAAAATCCGCGGCAAGGGGTACTGGAACAGTGATACCGTCTTCTCGCTCCGGGCAACTAACGAATATGCCGACAAGACGGTCCTCGCCTACCCCGTCAACATCTACGCGAACGCCGGGGTCGTCCGGTTCTACCAGAGCCTCGGCCAGGAGTTCGACAACGACAACTACGCCCTTTCGATCATGATCCAATGGATCTGGCGCTCGGCAATCCGCAATGGTCAGCCTATCAGCCTGTACCTCCCCTCACGGCGGATGCGAGAGCTTTTATATAAATGGATAGACGACACACAGAAAGAGTACAAGGAACGATATAGAAAGGAATCCTGAATTTGAACTACAAGCACGATACATATGAATGCAGCATGTGCCTCTGGGCGGAGCAGTGCCCCAGCGCGCAGACCTGCGACAGCTTCACCCCTCTGGATGAGGAATTGATCGAGATCATACCGGCCGATAGTACGCGAGATGCGTATCGGGCCGCTTTCCTGCAATACGCAGACTTCGATGGCGGCGACTTCGGAGACTGGGGGTATTCTTATAGCGAAGCGTAAGAAGCCGCAGTGCTTCATCCTAAAAATTCACTCCAAGCGTCTGCGGGACGCGAAATGGGATTTGAAGCTCGACCTGCAGGAAGCACGTATGCGGGACGAGCTGGTAACACTGAGTAGCAGTCAGGTGCTGCGCTGGATCGATGAACTCAACGGAGCGCCGGACCAGCGCGCTGAGATCACAGCTGTGCGGACGGAGATCCGCGATACAATGGCGCAGGATGCGTCAAGAGACCGCAAAGCAAAGCTGAAAAAACTTTACGAGCGTTTGGACGCTCTTCAATATAAAAAAGACTACATTTGTCTGATCATCGATGACGAGCGCGACTATCGCGCGGCGGTCAATGGATTTTACATAAACGGTATCAAGTACAGCCGCCTGCTTGGAACAAACGGCGGCATCAAGAACAGCACGATCGTATTCGCCAATGACGCGCTGGTCGGTGAGCTGCGGCGTCGGATCGACAACGGGCGCAACACAGAGATGCCGCTCGTCCCGGCCAAGTTCGAGGCGTACCGCGCACTCACCTGCTCCGGGTCCACGCCGGTCTCCTTCCCGCATGGGCTGGTGATCGTCAAGGACTGCGAGACGACTTTCAAGGACAGCGTGGTGTGGCTTGCGGATTCTGAGACTGGTGAGCCGGCCATGACGCCCGACGACGACGCGGAGATCACGCTGTGCGCATCAGACGGCTGCGGCATGATGCTCCCCTCTCTGGCCGCCAGATGGTCGCAGGAGCTTGGGCTGGAGTACACGGTCTGTGGAATGAACACGCGCTTCTCGTGGGAGAAGGGCATGGTGTTTACCTTCGATTTTATCGAGTTCGCGGACAAGGTGGCCGGGAAGCGCACGGTCGTGGATGCGTGGGGTACGGAGCGCGACCTGCGGAACGCGGAGCTGGTTCTTACAACGTCTCAGGTCAAGCTGTGGGATAGCTACGACAGCATGGAGGACTATCTGGCAAACTGCTTTGCCAACAACTACACGTTCGGAATCACGAAAGTGGCTGAGGCGGCTCTGGAGCCCCGTCACGCCCTGAACTACCAATTCATTCAGAGTTACCGCCTGACGGACGAACAGCTTGCGGAGCTTGTCATGCCAACTGTGAACGAGATCAAGGATGTGCTCGGGCTGGATTACAGGAAAACGATTTTGTACCTCGCAGGAACACACCTCGGTGACAGGCCGTTCAATGCCGCTGACAATCCGGAGGCGGCTGCATTGATGCTCTGCCCGGAGATGATCAACGACCCGCACATCCGCTCAAAGGTCCGGTCGATGATCACAAAGCGCATCCGCGATGCGAAGATCGGCGTAATCGACGTGCCTGGCAACTACACGATCCTCTCCGGCGACCTGTACGCACTCTGCCAGAGCATGTTCGGTCTGCCGGTCACAGGTGTTCTGAAACGGGGCGAGATCTTCAACCGCTACTGGCTTGACGCTGGGGTGGATAAGGTGGCGTGTTTCCGCGCGCCGATGTCCTGCCACAACAACATCCGGCTGCAGAATGTCTGCCAGAACGAGGAGGCAGCGCACTGGTATCAGTACATGCCGACGATCACGGCGCTCAACGCATGGGACACGACAATGGCGGCACTGAACGGGGCGGACTTCGACGGAGACTTGATCTTTACGACCAGCTCCAAGGTCCTGGTTGAAAATGTCAGACCGACGCCGACGCTCATGTGCTTGCAGAAGAAGGCGGCGAAGGTCGTAATTACGGAAGAAGCACTGATTGAATCCAATATCAACAGCTTCGGCAGCGCGATCGGCCAGATCACAAATTGGGTTACGTCAATGTACGACGTGCAGGCAAACTTCAAGCCTGGGTCCAGAGAATACGAAACGCTGGAGTATCGTATTCAATGCGGGCAGAACTTCCAGCAAAATGCCATAGATCGTGCAAAGGGAATTATTTCCAATCCAATGCCGGATTATTGGCACAGCCGCCGAGCCTGCATGAGCAAATTCAGGGGTGACGAGGACGAGCTGCAGTTCCAGCTCCGGATCTGCGCCGACAAGAAGCCCTACTTTATGATGTACATCTATCCGGCGCTTGGGAAGCTGGTCCGTAAATACGAGGCGTCGGTCAAGTTCGCGGCGCAGCAGAAGTTCCAGCAGGACTACGAGCTGCTTATGGAGAAGAATGCGGACGAGCTGACGGAGGACGAGGCCGGATTTGTGATCTCGGCGGATTATAACGCACCGGTCAACTACGGGGCGTGTACGATGAATCGCCTGTGCTGGCTGGTCGAGGATCAGTTCCCGCGCAGGGCGACCAGACAGTCGAAGTCGGACTTTGATCCAAGCCTGGTCGTTGACGAGGGGTTCGACATCAAGCAGGTGAATAAGAGCTTCTTGAAGCGGCTTGGCGATATCGTGCGGGAGTACGGCATCTTGATTCAGCAAAAGATGAAAGCTGTTGAAAATGGCGACGAATCGTTCACAAATTGGATTGGCATGGCGCTTTATCGCCAGCTCTCCATGCTGAGCGATGACATTCGGCTGGTCAGCAACATACTTGCCGCGAAGTATTACGAGAAGGAATGGGTCCGCTGTACGATCTGGGGGCGGCGCCCGTGGACACTGCTTCCGGCCATCGCAGCTAAGTCAGAGGCGGCGTATGCGCCTGTAGCAAGCGCCGACGGCGAGATTACCTACGGCGGCGAACAGTACACCATGAAGCCAATTGAGATTACGATTCCTGATTTTTACATCAGCGACGGCTGGGAGGATATAGATTGAAAGATATTATTTTGGATGAACGGGCTTACGCCGAGGATTTAATCGAGAATTACAGCCTTGGTAAGGATGAATATGTGTCGATTTGCATCTTGGCAAAGTATTGGCGGTCTGAGGGGCTCTATGCCCCGCAGATCCGCAGGAAGATTGAAGAGCACATCCTGCGCAGCAAACCATATGCGCGGATGTTCCAGTACGCTGAAATGATTGCCAACGCTGTTGAGGCATCAAGAAAATGGCCGCTGCGAGAGCTGGATAGTATTGAGATCACACAGCAGGAGCTTGATCAGATTGCGCTGGTGGATGGCATGCAGGAACAGCAGCTGCTGTTTACGATGCTGTGTCTTGCGAAATATCGTCACGCTGTCAATGCGAACAGTGACGGATGGATCAGCACTCCGCGCGTCGATGTTTATAAAATGGCAAACGTATCCGGAACGCTGGAACACAAGGCAGCTGTGCAACGCCACGTCCATGACGCCGGAAAGATCGAATGGCCGCGTCGGGCAGACAGCGAAAATGTTAAGGTGCTGATCTGCGACCTCGACGGAGAGCCTGCACTGCATATTCGAGACTTTCGCAATCTCGGTTATCAGTACCGGCGTTGGTGCGGAGAGGCGTACTTCGCGTGCTCGGAATGCGGCCTCGTGGTGCGCCGAAACAGCAACCGGATGAAGTATTGCAAGGACTGCGCCGACGAGATCAACCGGCAGAAAGCGCGGGAACGCTGGTTCCAACTCGCATAATCTGCCAATCACTTTGATTTAGAAAATGCCCGTAAGTCCAGTAATATCAAGGACTTGCGGGCATGCTTGTTTCACGCCTTATACGTAAAAAAGGAAGATATACATCATATCTCCTAGATTTGAATTTGTAAGGGGTTTAGCATTTTGAAACTGATCACAAAAGAAGAAGCAACTCAGTTGCGGGAGCGCTGTGAGAATGTGGCGATCACCAAGACTGTGAATCATTACTATGTCACTGAGGAGCCGCATGTCATGCGCTGCCTCAAGCAGATTCGAGGAGAAGCGAAATGATCCCGGCCAGACGAGACGGCGAAAGCGAGTTTGCGTACCACAAGCGCCTTGTGTACGGCAAGCTTGTTGACAAGACGCTCGCCGATGAAGACTACGCCGAACTCAGTCTGCCGCTGTACGGCAAGGAGTATAGCTCTGACTTTACCCGCCGGATGATGTACGGCAGCCTCCAGAGCATCAAGCTGATCGAGCGGTCTAATATCGACACGTCGCCGGAGCAGACGCTTCTGGATATGGAGCGCCGCAAGGCGGACATTGCATCGGAACGGCAGAAGCTCCAACTTGTCAAGCGCGATCTAACGCGCGACACCAACAAGGATGCTCGAATCGATCTCTTCTTCGAACAGATGGCCGACGCGATGCAGCGCATCGACCCGGCAGAGTTTGCACGGGTGTCGGACGATTTGCAGCCAGACGACGGACGCGAGTGGCTGCTCGGCATTGCGGACCTGCACTATGGCGCGAAATTTGAGAGCCTGCACAATGCATACTCTCGGGAAGAGTGCAGGCATCGGCTTGATAATCTGGCAAACGAAGTGCTGGCGACGGCCTATCGGGAAAATATCACACATTTAACGGTCCTGAATGCAGGTGACTGTATTCAGGGCATTTTGCGTCTTACGGATCTTCAGATCAATGAGATTCCAGTTGTGGATGCGGTGGTTGAGGTGTCGTGGGCGATTGCGTCTTTCCTGAATCGTCTTTCGGAGCTCGGCACGATCCATTATATTCATGTGCCGTCCGCGAACCATTCTCAGACACGCCCGCTCGGCAGCAAAGCCAGCGAGCTCGCAGCGGAGGATCTGGAACGCATCATCATTCGGTACATCCGCGACCTGCTCAGACAGAATGAGCGGGTGGTCATAGAGGATACGGTCGGCGCAGAATCCGTACAGTTTGACATGGCAGGACATCACTGCATCGCTCTGCACGGGCACCAGATCAAGGATGTCGCGTCCTGTGCGGAGAACCTGACGAAGCTGCACCGGAAGCTGTTCGACTATATTTTTATCGGGCACTTCCACGCCGGCGGAGAGAGTGTCGTTGGCGAGGCTGGCGGGCACAATGTGGAAGTTATTGCGCTGCCGAGCTTCATCGGGTCCGACCCGTACTCGGATAAGCTGCTGAAGGGAAGCAAAGCAATGGCGAAGCTGTTCGAGTTTGATGCTGCACACGGGCATATCGGAACTAAGAACTACATCCTAAACTGATATCATCGCAGTAGCGAGTGCCGGCAGCGCCACCGGCGTTTCCGGCATATACCATTTTCATTCATCGCCGTGAATCTGCACCAACGCAGAGCCCAATACGAGCGTGCCATATGCTGTGGCGAGGTATGGCAATTCATCTCATGTACCATGCGTACAAGGAGTTTTCAGAGCCGTGTATAGCGGCTCTTGTAGCACAAGCCGCGTCGGCTCGGCTCCACCGGCAGGTGCCTGCACCAGCTGGGTTTTTCAACCGACATTATATTCTATCCTCGGCGATAGACATATGTAAGACTATTTTCTTTATTTTTGCGCGGGAGGGGCGATCGCAATGGCGCGCAAGACACAAATGAACCAGATCACCACGCCGGAATTGATGGCGCAGGTGAACCCAGAAAACATTCGACTTCGTGACGATTTCCTCCTTTATCTCCAGTCGATCCAGCGCTCTGCCGGAACGATCGTCCAATACCGTTCAGACCTGAATATCTTTTTTGTTTTCAATCTGCTGCATAACGACAACAAGCCATTTCGGGATGTTAAGAAGCGGGCCATCGTTGCGTACCAGCATTGGCTGATCAATGAGCATGGCAACTCACCCGCGCGTGTCAGAAGATTGAAGGCGGTGCTGTCCTCACTCAGCAACTATATCGACAATATCCTTGTCGGCGATGACGAGGATTACGACAACTTCCGGCCGATCATCCGGAAGATCGAGAATCCGCCGAAGGCTGCTGTGCGCGAAAAGACGGTATTGTCAGAAGCGCAACTGCTCAAACTGCTGAACGAATTACACAGGCGCGGTAAAAACGAGCGAGCATGCCTTGTGGCTCTGGCCGCATACTCCGGCAGACGGAAGGCAGAGCTGCTGCGGTTCAAGGTCAGCGACTTTGACGACTGCAACGTCGTGTACGGCTCTCTCTATCGCACACCCCGTCAGATCAAGACGAAAGGTCGCGGGACGAATGGCAAAATGCTGACGTGCTACACGCTGGCAAAACCGTTCCGCCCGTGGTTCGACTTCTGGATGGAAGAGCGCGAGCAGAAAGGTATCGAGAGCGAATGGTTATTCCCGGACCCAGCGAACCCAAAAGAGTCGAGAACGATTGCGGCGATATCTGGTTGGACGGATGAATTTTCCAAGATATTAGGGGAGGAGGTCTATATGCACAGCTTCAGGCATATGGCATGTACTCGGATGGTGCAGGCCGGTATCCCAACAAATGTTGTGCAGGAAATTTTCGGATGGGGGTCCCCAGATATGGTGGAAGTCTACTCCGACTTAGATCTGTCAGATGAAATTGGAAAGTATTTCAAGGACGGCGACATTGTTGCGCAGGGCAAGAAAACACTCTCCGACCTATAACGCACATTCGCGCGGCGGACTATGATTCTGCCTGCGCATACGGGGGGCGACTGTATTTCGCTCCTCATTTTTGATATTTTTTTGAACGAAAGGAATTACGATTTATGCTACTCAGAGAAGATTTTGTAGCCGAACTTGCAAAAAAAGGCTACACCAAGAAAGCGGCAAGGTACATCGTCGATGATGTCTTCGACACACTGACAGAGTGCCTTGCACGCGGAGACAGCGTGCTGGTTCGTGGCTTTGGTAAGTTCGAAGTCCGGCGCAGAGCCGCACGCACCACGATCAACCCGATCACCAGCGAGACGACGTATGTGGAAGAGCACAACGGCGTTCAGTTTACGAGCGGCAGTTCGCTGCGCCGCGCGGTGAATCAGGGTCTTGACCTGTAATGACAGGAGGCTGTAATGCCGAGGGTCAGTAAGGTAACAAAGGCCGGTATGGCGACGAGGCCGACTGAGCCAGCGAAGCCGGACGACCGCGAAGCATACTACTGCTGCCGATGCCGCAAGAAATATCGGCGGCAAAACAATAATTTTACGCAGGCGCAGAGCACGCTCTACAGCGGCAACAATGGCTTCCTCCACATTTGTAACAACTGTGTCACCGAGCTCTACCAGCATTACAGGGAGGCCACAGGCAGCACATCCAACGCGATCAAGCGGCTGTGCATGAAGCTGGACGTCTACTGGAATCCCGGCGCATGTAAGCTTGCACTGAGGGGCCGCGCGCCGGAGCAGTATATGCTGGCCTACCTCCAGAAAATGAATGCGGCGCAGTTCGCTGGCATGACGTATGACGATACGCTGGACGAAGAGTGCGCGAACGCTCCGTCGCTGGTCGTAACAGATATCGACGAAGACGGCAATGAGGCGCCGGTCGAAGTCGAGCCGACAGTCCCGCCAGCAGTCAGAGAATTCTGGCGCGGATTCCCGGAGCAGGCGTGCCTGGAGCTTCAGGATATCTACGAAGGCTGGACTGCTGTTGACGACCCGGATGCAACGTTCTCACGCGAACAGCTGCGGCTGATCAAGCAGATCTCCATCTTGGAATGGAGGATTGCTTCCGGCGCAAGAGCTGGTAATAAGATCTCGGACGACGTGGCGCAGTACAACTCGCTGATCAGCGCGGCCAATCTGAAGCCTGCCACTAAGAAGGTGGAGGAGAAGCCGGAGAACGATATTCTTTCATTCGGCACCGGTATTCGTGAGTGGGAAAACGACAAGCCGATTCCGGAGGTCGATCCGGAGTTCGCGGACGTGGACGGGATCACGAAGTACATCAGCGTCTGGTTCCTCGGGCACCTTTGTCATATGCTCAAGATCAAGAACTCTTACAGCAAGCTGTACGAGGATGAGATCGCACGGCTGCGCGTAGAGCGCCCGGAGTATACCACAGAGGACGACGAAGATTTCTTCCAGGATGTATTCTCCGGCGGTGATGGCGATGACTGACCGCCAGAGAAAACTGCTGCGTATTGCGAATCTGGCCGCATTCTATCGCGCCAATCCGCATCGCTATGTGAAGGATTTCCTCCACATCAATTTGAAATTATTCCAGAAAATGTTGATCTTTTTGATGAACGTGAGCGACTACTTCATGTTCATCGCTTGCAGAGGTATTGGCAAGACGTTCCTGACCGCTGTCTACTGCGTGGTGCGCTGCGTGCTCTATCCGGGCACGAAGATCTGCATCGCCGCAGGCAATCGCAGTCAGTCGATCAACATTCTGGAATACATACGCGACGAACTTATGCCGAATTCGCCGGAACTTCGAGCCGAGATCAAGGACGGCCCGATCACGACGGCGGCCAATGCTTATGTTACATTTCATAACGGATCCCGTATAAAAGTCGTTACAGCGTCGGACTCTTCCCGAGGCAACCGATGCAATATTCTGGTGTGCGACGAGTTCCGTATGATCAATGAAAACGTCATCACGACGGTCCTGCGAAAGTTCCTGACCTCCCGCCGGCATCCGAAATATATGGATAAGCCGGAATATCAAAACATGTGGGAGCGCAACAAGGAGCTGTATCTGTCCTCTGCGTGGTTCAAGGAACACTGGAGCTACCAGAAGATGCTTTCGTTCTTCAAGAACGAGGTGGATGATACAAAGAAATATTTCCTTTGTGCATTCCCCTATCAGCTCTCGATCCGTGAGGGATTGCTTGATCCGGAGGCCGTGGCGGATGAGATGTCCGAGGAAGGCTTTAACGAAATAAAGTGGGACATCGAGATGAATACGGTCTGGTTCGGCGATGAAGAAGGCTCCTTCTTCGATTTTGCCTCCATTTCCAAGGATCGGAGACTCAAGTTCCCATGGCTGCCGAGCGGCGTATGTCCGCGCATTGCGGACCCGAAGGTACGTATTCCGAACAAGCAGCCGGGCGAGACGCGGATCATTTCGCTCGATATCGCCCTGATGGCATCCGGCGGCAAGAAGCACAAGAATAATGACGCAACGTCCATTATGGTAAACTCCATGACATCCTCTGGGCGCGACGGGCGATGCGTCAGCAATATTGTTTACACCGGAGTTTTGGAAGGTGCGCACACTGCGGATCAGGCATTGCTGGTCAGGAGACTGTTCGACGAGTTCGACTGTGACTGGCTGGTCTGTGACGCGAAGGGCGTCGGCGCGGGTGTGCTTGACCTGCTTCTGCGCGACATCTACGACAAGAAAACGGATACGACGTACCCGGCTCTGTCGGTCTACAACGATGCTGACTGGGCGGCACGAGCCCCGCAGGGCGCAAAGAAGGTCATATGGGCGATCAACGGCAGCGCGAAGCTGAACTCGGATTGCGCCATCGGCCTGCGCGAAGGATTCCGCAGCGGCAGGATCCGCCTGCTGATCAATGAGTTCGATGCAGACGAGATGCTCCAGCAGCTCACGGGCTATAAGAAGTTGGATGCCAATGAGAAGCTGCAGCTCCAGCTGGCGTATATCAACACGACGCTGGCTGTGGATGAGATCATTCATCTCCATCACGACGAGAGCTCCGGTCTGATCAAGATCTCCGAGCGCGCTGGCGCACGGAAGGACCGCTACTCCAGTCTCTCATACAATTATTATGTTGCGTGCCAGGTCGAGTCGAAGCTTCGCAAGAAGAAGGCGACGACCGCGGAGCACGCACTTTTCATGTTCCGCGCACCCAAAATCAGATAAGGAGGACGCATGGAAAACAAAGACCCGGTTATCCTCTCCGGCGCAGAAGCACAGGCGAAGCCGTCTGCGGCTGAGGTGTCCAAGAGCTTTCAGCTGGGAAACATCCCCGGCATGAAAGAGCGGTTTGCCGTTCTGAACCATTTGATCCTCCGAGATCTGAATGGCACGAACGCAACGCCGACATTTTCAAAGTACACAAAGGATCAGATCGCAACATATCTGTCCAATCCGTACCAATACCGCAAGCAGCTGCGCGAAGCAGTCACCTACATTTACGGTGCGAGCAGCCACTTCCGTCGGCTGATCCAATACTTTGTCGGCCTGTCCGACCTGTCGTTCGTCGTGTCGCCATATAAGATCGATACGCTGACGGCAAAGCCGAAGTCGATCAGCCGCAACTACCGCAAGGTGCTGAACACGATGTCGGCGATGGATCCGAAAACGCAGTTCCCGAAGATCCTCACGGTCTGTCTCCGCGAGGATGCCTTCTACGGGACGCTGATCGTATCCAACGACAACATCACACTGCACCAGCTCCCGTCTGACTTCTGCGACATCGCAACGGTTGAGGGAAACGTCTGCAATGTGACGTTCGATTTTTCCTACTTCGATTCGTACAGTCAGTATCTCCCCTTCTATCCGCAGGAGTTCCAGACCAAGTACGACCTGTATCAGAAGGATCGGTCGAAAATGCGCTGGCAGGAGCTTGATTCACCGAATTCGTTTGCCATCAAGTGCAACACGGATATTCTGAACTATGCGGTCCCGCCGTTCGCAGGTATCCTGCGTGAGATTTATAACCTTGAGGACTACAAGGCTCTAAAGTTCACGCGCGAGGAATTGGAGAATTATGCCATTCTCGTGATGAAGCTTGGTATTTCGGACGACGGCGAATGGCTGATGGATTACGACAAGGCCGTTGAGTTCTATCGGAATCTGGACAGCGTGCTGCCCGAAGAGGTCGGCGCGGTGCTGTCCCCGATGGATATCGAGAAGATCAGCTTCAATAAGACACAGACCGGCGACTCGGACGCCGTTGCGGAATCGGAGCAGAATCTGTTTACAGCTGCGGGTGTTTCTTCGCTCCTTTTCTCGAATTCGAAGGCCAGCAGCAACAGCCTGCTGCTTTCGATAAAGACCGACCAGTCGATAACGTTCGGATTGGTCAAGAGCATCGAGCAGATGGTCAACCGATTCATCTGGTCGCAGTCTTATGGAAAGAACTTCAAGGTCACGTTCCTGGACTGTTCCCCGTTCAACCGCAAGGAGGTTGGCGACGCATATCTCAAGGCATGCCAGAGCGGTATCCCGATGATCAGCTACTACGCGGCGTCGCAGGGACTTCCGCAGGCCGATCTTGACTGTATGAGCTTCCTCGAAAAAGACGTCTTGCAGCTTTACGAGCGTCTGACCCCGCTCAAGACATCCTCTACAATGAGCAGCACGACGGATACCGGCGCGCCGGAGAAGGGCGTCGGAGAGATTTCCGACAACGGCGAGCTTGCCAAGGAAGGCACGGGTGACAGCGAATGAAGTTCATCTACGTCTTTTCAGAAGCCGACCGCGACTATTTGCTCGCGCGCGGCTGTACGCTGCTCAAGCAGTATGGCACCACCCCGATTTGGGTATTTCTGAATGATGACAAGGAGTGCTTTGAAGAATCGAAGCTCTCCTCGCACGTTCTCAGCAATACATTGACATTTTAAGCGCTGGGCGACCGGCGCTATTTCTATGCCCGAACGGAGGTGGAAATTTGGAAAAGCAAAACATTTCAGTTCAGTATTCTGCAAAGATCACAGATATTGTGAGTGTGAACTCGTCCTTTGACCGCGGCGAGCTTTGGATCGCCTATGAGGGTAAGAATCGAAACGGCAGCTTCATCTCCAAGCGGGCATTTGAGAAGAGCACCCCCACGCTCGCCTACTGCCCCGTCGTTGTCAACTACGACATCGAGGAGGAACACCTCGGTGGGCATGACGTGGAGCTGGTCAGCACAGACGACGGCGTTCAGATGCTCAACATGACAGATCCCGTTGGCGTCGTTCCGAAAGAGACGCAGCCGTGGTTCCAGATCGTCGAGGAAGAGAACGGCGATAAGCACGAATATTTCTGCACGGACGTTCTTCTCTGGAAGCGGCAGCCCGCCTATCAGAAGATCAAGAAAGACGGCATCGTCGCACAGAGCATGGAGATCACCGTAAAGGATGGTCATATGGACGGCGGCATTTACTACATCGATGACTTCGAGTTTACGGCGCTGACGCTCCTGAACGGAGAAGAGGACAAGCCGTGCTTCGAGTCGGCGGCGCTGCGTATGTTCGGCCTTGACAAATTTAAGGAACAGTATACCGCGATGATGGAAGAGTTCAAAAACAGCTTTGCAATGGTGCAACCGTCCGCTGTGGACGTTCGCAATACATCCCAGGCGGAAGGAGGTAAGAAAGATTTGAATGAGAAAATGGATCTGCTTCAGGAATTTGGCCTGAATGCAGAGGATCTTGATTTCAGCATTGACGATTTTACCGTGGAGGAACTCCGCGCGAAGTTCGAAGAGATGAAGGCCGGTGAGCCCGCTCCCGCTTCTGACCCCGAACCCGCGTCTACGTTCTCTCTGACCGGCGAGCAGCTCGTGTCTGAAATTATGGAATCGCTCCGCGCCGTCAAGATGACGACCGAGTGGGGCGATGAGTGGCCGCGATATTGGTACACCGACTATTCGCTTGACCCCGCAGAGGTTTTCTTTAATGACTGCGAGGATTGGCATCTCTACGGTGCTCCGTTCTCCATGAATGGTGATCATGTTGTGATCGATTTCGAGGCAAAGAAGCGCAAGAAGGTTGCGTTCGTCGATTTTGACGATGGTGAGCAGACGGCCTATTTCTCGCTGAAGGAGTTTGCCGAGGCTGTTATGGCCGGCACGCAGGCGAAGGCACAGGCACAGTTCTCTGCGGAGAAGGAACAGCTGCAGGCTCAGGTCGAGTCTCTGAATGCTTTTAAGCTCCAGAAGGAGAAGGAGGAGCGCGATGCGGCAGAGGCAGCGGTTTTCGCAAAGTTCCCGGATCTGGAAGAGATTCAGGAGTTCAGCGACCTGCGCGCGAACTGCTCCGAGATGGCGCTCGATGCGCTTGAGGAAAAATGCTACGCGATTCGAGGCCGCAACCAGAAGGTCAACTTCTCGGTTGAACAAGAGAAGGCGCAGAAGCTCCCCGTAGAGCGTCTGAATGCAGGCGAGGAGCCGTATGGCGGCGCTTACAGCAAGTATCTCAATAAGTAAAAACGTAGTTTGAACACTGCAACCGCGGCCGAATTGGCTGCGGATTTTTTGTTTTAGGAGGAATTTTTTATGGCACATGGCGTTATCCGTACCGACAACATGCTTGGCACCGATGTCGGCACGCACCTTGTTTCTTTCAAGTATCAGCCCAGCGACACTGATACCGCAATCGACAACGGCAATGTTGTCGTCATTGGCGACCTGATTAACGGCGAGCGCGAGGTTCACACCGCAACCACTCCCGCCGCGAATTCCGCGTTTGCGAAGATCGCAGTCGTTGCCTCTGTCGAGGTTATGTACGACGAGCGCAAGAAGAATCTCGACGATTTCTACAACGAGGCCGGCAAGATCTGCCGCGGCTACTATCTGCACTCCAAGGACGTTTTCTCCGTCACCGCTGACGCGCTGAGCATCGGCTCCGGCGTCACCCCGGCTGTCGGCTCCATCGTTGAGCTGGCCGCAGGCACGAAGCTGAACGTTGTCGCCAGTCTGACCAGCGGCTCCACCCAGGTCGGCACGATCGCCGCGATCGAGAAGGCTGGCCGTTACACCTACTACGTGATCCAGATCGCGTAATCATTTCAAAGGAGGATACTACAATGGCAGACATTGCTAATCTGATCAAGATGGGCGTTGACGCTTACCACGGCGTTGCTCCCGCAAACTACACTGTTCACGATTCTACCGAGACTCTGCGTTCCGCCCTCATTGAAATGAACGGCGGCAGCACGAAGCTCGATTATAAGAAGCTCCGCGACGGTCAGTACAACGGCATGTTTACGCTGATCGAGGAGGTTCTGAAGCGCACCATTCCCGAAGGTCTTCAGGATTCCGACTTCTTCAATGCGCTGGTCGAGTTCCGCAATCTGGCCGAGGGCGACCAGAACGTGTTCGAGGTCGAGGACAATAACTGGTATATGATCTCCAAGGCAGCGGACGGCACGCAGGGCATCCGTCGTCAGAGACTTGGCGGTATGACCGAGGTCACAATCCCGACCGAGCTTCGCGTCGTGAAGATCTATGAAGAGATGAACCGCATTCTGTCCGGCCGCGCTGATTTCAACCAGATGATCGCGGACGTCACCAAGTCCTTCCGTCAGCAGCTTCTGAACGACATCTATGCATGCTGGGCAGACGCTTCCACGAACGACTTCGGCGGCACGACCTACTTCCCCGCTGCCGGTACTTACAGCGAGGACGCTCTGCTTGAGGTCATCGCACATGTTGAGGCTGCTTCCGGCGGCCAGGCTGCGAAGATTCTTGGCACCAAGAAGGCTCTGCGCAAGCTGAGTCCGTCCATCCAGTCCGATGGCTATAAGGACGCAATGTACAACAACGGTTATGCCGGCAAGTTCTTCGGCTCCGATGTTGTTGTGATCCCGCAGCGCCACAAGGTCGGCACCACCAGCTTTGTGATGCCCGACGACACCATCACTGTGATCGCAGGCTCCCCGCGTCCCATCAAGTGCGTCTACGAGGGTCAGTCTCTGATGATTCAGAATCAGGCTATCGAGAACGCGGACCTGACCGCTTCTTTCCTGTATGCGGAGAAATACGGCTGCGGCATTCTGATGACCGGCGGCAACGAGGGCATCGGCAAGTACAAGTTCGCCTAATGAACGATTCGAGAGGGGCTTCGCGCCCCTCTCTTTCTGAATGAAAGGATTTGCGAAACATGGCAGAAACGAAAACGAAAGCAGTAAAGGCTGCGCCTAAGAGCGCCGCAGCGGCGAAGGCTCCGGCAGAGGAGGTTCCGCAGGTTCTGGAAGCGCCCGAGAAGGAAGCTCCGAAGCAAGCGTACAAGGTGCGCAAGCAGCTTGACCCGCACACGATTGTGACGGTCAAGAACGGGTTCCCCGGAATGCTGATCTACGAGTCTTCCAAGACGGGCGAAATGTTCCGCTGGGAATCGCTCGGCGACGAGCAGGATATGGAGCTTCAGGAGCTGAAGAACGCGCGCAACGCGAGTAAGGCGTTTTATGTAAACAACTGGTTCCGTATTGACGATCCGGAGATCCTCGATTATCTCGGTGTCGCGGAGTATTACAAGAACGCGCTGAATCTGATCGACGATGAGACGCTCCGCGCCCTCAAACCGGAGGATATCCGCAGCACGGTTATGAAGATGTCTGACGGTCAGAAGCTGGCGCTGAAATATCGCGTCAAGCAGATGATCGAAAACGGCGATATCGATTCGATGAAGATGATCACAGCGTTTGAAGAGGCGCTCGGCGTAGAGCTTATTGAGCGGTAAGGTGGTGTACGATGTCCGTTCCCTACGATCTTTTTGCCGGGGCATTTCTGAGCAAGATCACCGAATTTAGTTTCATCCACTTGGATGGCTACGACCGCAATGCAGTTGTAGACCAGTTTATGAAAGTAGCGTGCAGCCAGTTCAACAAGGTGTGCAAGTACGATCTTATGACCGGCGACAGCGAGGCGCGAGAGCTGGCGGCAGACATCCCGGCAGACGAGCTTGACGAGATCGTCGATATCGTTTCGACGGGGATGGTCGCGCAGTGGCTCCAGCCTTATATGTACCGCTCCGAAAACTTGGAAAACATCCTCAATACGGCGGACTATTCCATGTACTCCCCTGCTGAGCTTCTGTATCGGGTACGCGAGGTGTACCAGATGGCGCAGCGGGATTTCAAGCGCATGGTGAAGGAATATTCCTATAATCACGGGGATCTGACGAATCTCGCGCTATGACAACTGCTTTGAACACCACAATCCCGGACCAGTGCGTAATCAACTACCTCGACGCATTGGTCGGGAAAATTTACAAGATACTTCCAATGAAGGAAGACGGCGCGGAGTTCTTGCCGCAATACATCGAATGGCGGATACGGGAGATGACCTCCTTTCGGGATTTTGTCCGCGTGGTCGGAGAAGATGCAGATTTTCTGTCCCTGCTTCTGATCATGCATTCCATCTCGGTACAGGAAGAATTGTCGTCCGTTCGTCACGATGTTTTTGAGGCAATCAGCCTTTGCAAGAAGCTGCGCCAGAAATACGGCGGGCAGGAGGGTGGTGCAGATGGCCGACCTGATTGAAGCGTATTTTGACCGCATCCGATGGCAGGGATGCACAAAGCGCGACGCGGTAAAGCGTCGGACGCAGCGTTCTCTCCCGAGGAAGGCCGGAGAATCCATGTCTTCCCCGCTGGATGTCTCGATCAATGGTATCCATGCACAGGTATTGATCACGAACAAGCCGGACAGTCAGCAGAAGAAGCTGATCGTTCTGGATGGCGATCTGAAAGCCGGCAGCATCGTCGCGTGGGGCGAGTCACACTGGCTTGTTGTGGATACCGATCAGAACGACGAGGTGTATCCATCCGGCGATATTGAGCGCTGCAACTACGTTCTGAAATTCAAGAACGCGGCGGGCGAAGTCGTGCAGAAGCACTGCATCATCGCCGACGTTACAAAATATCTGATTGGCGAGGCGTGGAAATCGATGATGACGATTGGCGACTCGCGTATGTCGCTGACGATCCCGCGCGATGCGGACACGGCGATTCTCAAGCGCGGTATGCGTTTTCTGATCGACGATCCGATTGCAGAGGAGACCTGCGCATATGAGATCACCAAGCCGGACCGCGTGACGAATGTCTACGACGGATACGGCGTCTATAAATATCTGTGCCGCGAAGTAAACTCTGCGGATACGGACAATAAGGCGGAGCTGATCCCGGACAACACAAAATATGAGCCCGCGACGCCGGGCGAAGAGACGGGAGGTTGGTTCTGATGCCAAACGGCCCGTTTCTGAATGACCTGACCACAAAGAAGGAATTCCTACTGAAAACGTTTCTGAGCGACGAGCGTTTCGTACAGCTTGTGACAAATCAGCAGGAGGTGCAGCTTCCGGCGCTGGATCTGCGCTACAAGCAGGTATTCCCATACGGATGGATCGGCGACACGGTTTCCACAGCAAAGACATTTGTGTGCTTTGACGTTGATGTTCCTCAGATTAAGACGATTGCGGTCAAGGATTGCTACCTCTACGTTTGGGTGTTCGCGCACAAGTCGCTGATGCCGACGAAGGATGGCGTTCGCGTCGATCTCCTGTCGTCCCGCATCGACTGGCTGCTCAACGGCAGCACCGAGCTTGGCTTCGGCAGGCTCCGGCTGGAATCCTGCCTGCGCATCAACCCCAATGAGGACTATTACGGTCGCGTCCTGAAGTATTACGTTCAGGACTGGAACCGCTTCGGAGAAAAGCTATGAATGGTGTCGATCCGATCAAGCTCTACTTTGGGGACGATTACAGGCTGACCGATGCGATCACGATCCGTCAGCCGACGCTCGGCGATGTGATCGACATCGGGGAAGAGCAGTATTTCTCGGTCGTCCAGATGCTGACGGCGATCCCGTCGGATATGAAGGCGCCGCTCTGGGACGTCGGTATTGACTGGACGGAGTTTTCTGACATTGAAATGTTCTCCGTGATGACCTCGCAGCTGACGCCGGAATCCACGCATATTTTCTTTGGAGGATTGGATCTATCCGGCCTGAAACTGTATAAGCGTCAGGACGACGAGCTTCTTATGATGAACGACGATCGCAGCATTGTTCTCGACAAGTATTCGCACAAGCGGATGCTTGATTTTTTATGCAGCGTTCACAACATCAAAAAGAAGGTCGAGCGTGCCGGCAACAAATACACAAAACAGATCCTGATCGAAGAGGACCGGAAGCGGATCGCTCTGAATAAGGGCAAGCCATTCCAGAGTCAGCTGGTGCCGATCATTTCCACAATGGTCAACAGCGCAGACTTCAAGTATTCCTTGGAGACGGTGCGCAGTATGAAGTATTACGCCTTTATGGACAGCGTACTCAGGCTCCAGATGTCCAACTCGATCAATCATCTGACCGCCGCCTACTACAGCGGCAATATCGACACATCGAAATTCGATGTGAAGAAGCTCGATCTTTTCTGCGATATCCACAAGGCAGAAAGTTGACCACGGCGCAGCCTCGGCTGCGTCATTTTCTATTTAGGGGGAAATAACATTATGAATCTGAACTCCTTTGTTATCGACCGTCCTCTTCGCGGCATGATGCTGCACAGCGGCACCGGCGAGGTGCTGTGGACGATCAACCAGATTGAAGAGCCCTCCCTGACGGTTTCTGCGGAGACCAAGGACGCCGTTGACGCGATGGGCACTCCGATCATGTCCTTTGACCGCGCGAAGACTGCTGAGTTCAGCGCACAGAGCTCTCTGTTCGACCTCGGCCTTCTGGCGGCTCAGTCCGGCACCTCCATTCAGGAGTCTTCCGCTGCGGCGAAGATTACGACTCCCTGCTTTGAGGAAGTCACCATGCCCGATTCCGGCACGATCACGCTCAAGCATACTCCGAAGGGCACCGGCAAGGCCGGCATCCCGTTCATCTACGTTCTGAACGGCGACGGCACGCTCGGCAATAAGTTCCCGTATGCGGCGGCAGCTTCCGCGACCGCATTCTCCTTCTCTGGCACGACCCTGACTCCGCCCACCGGCGACGCGATCGCTGCGGGCACGACCCTGCTCGTGATCTACGAGTACGATGCTGACGCGACCGATGGCAACCAGGCGATGGCTGTCACCAACAGCGCGTCCAAATTCCCGAGCGCCGGTAAGTTCGTCATGGAAGTTCTGGGCTGCGACACCTGCGATGTCTCCACGCTGTACTACGCCTACATCATTTTCCCGCAGGCCAAGCTGACCTCTGACTTCGACATCAGCTTCACGACCGACTCTAAGCACCCCTTCACCCTGAAGGCTATGCAGGATTACTGCGACAAGGAGAAGCGTCTGTTCACGGTCGTCATTCCGGAGGCGGAGTAATCCGCCGGTCTAAGGGAGGATTTATATGCGAGGAACGAAAACCAACTGTCTGACCTGCGGCAAGGAGTACAAGGTCTGCCCGCACTGCGGAGACGCATCGTGGCGGCAGACTGCGTGCAGTCCACTTTGCTGGCAGATCAGCCAGATCATCAACCAGAGCTTCTTTGGTCTGATCGATGCGGCAGAAGCGAAAGCGGAGCTGGAGCGGCTTCATTATAAAGATGCAGCGCTCACCGAAGAGACGCAGGCGCAGATCGCAAAAATTCTGGAAGATGCAAAGACGGCAGCCAAGCATCGCCGCAAGGCCGCCGCACAGGAAGATCCCACTCAGGAAAACGCATAGGATTTACCATGAGGGGGATGCATTTACGCATCCCTCTCTTTTTTTTAATTTAGAACGAAAGGATTAACGCGAGATGACAATTCAGTCAGAAGTGACCGGCGCGTTTTATGAACCGGCCAACTGCTGCTTTATTATGAACGCAAAGCAGACCGCACTCTATATGAAGTACGGAGTGAAGCTTCTGGACGTGCTTGTGAGCAAAGACGACAAGCTGGTCTATGTTTTCGACAAGATCGACAGCCGGGAGCTTTATAAGAAGTGGATGGATCGTGAGCTGACATGAGAATACTGGCGCTCGATCAGGCACGGCACGGCGGGTGGTCCGTCTTTGAAATGGACACACGGGCGCTGGTAGCATACGGTGCATTCAGCTTTGACGACAAACAATATGAGTTCGACGAGGTTTTGTACCAGGTCGTTCTGCTGATCCCCAAGCTGATGTGCCAATACGACTGCGCGGCGCTGTTCATTGAGGACATTCAGATGCAGACCAATGTGCAGGGCTTCAAGCGTCTGGCGCAGCTGCAGGGTGCGATCCTGTATTACTGTGCCGAACATGAAATTCTCGTTTCAGCAGTGACGCCATCCCAATGGCAGAACTACTGCAAGGCGCGCGGGAGGACAAGCAAAGAGGTCAAAAGCGGCATCCTGTCGCTTGAAGATTCCGGAAAGAAACGCTCCAAAATGCTGTCTTTACAGTATGTGCGCGATACATACGGTGTGGAAACAACCAACGACAATGTGTCGGATGCGATCTGCATCGGCACATACGTTGTCAACAATATAAAAATCAGAACAAAGAGGTAGAAACATGAAAGAAATTTCTTTTGCAAAGATTGACAAAGTAATCAAGAACGCAGCGCTTCCGAAGACGATCATGTTCCAGCTGGATGCCGGAGACGAGCAGATCGAGGTAGAAGTCAAGACTTCACTTTCCCTGCGGGAGCGCACGGACATGGCGTTTGAGATCGCGGATATGATCTTTCCGGAGGATGCCGATGCGGTGTATATGCCCACGTTTGAGCAGTACGCGCAGGTGTTCACCGTCATGAAGTATTACACCAACATCAAGGCGGACACGAACGTAGAGCGCGTGCTTGCATTTGAGCGGGCGACGCACATTCTGGAACGTGTCAGCACGCTCGCGGACGAAGAGCCGGTTGAGATCTTTGCGGATGCAGACAACATCGTGCGTTTCCGGCAGCAGTGTGCGATGCACTCCAGGAAGGTATTTGACCAGCTCGGACAGCTGCTCTCCGTGAATGCGGCGGATACGGCTGTTTCTCTGGACGAGATCCTTGCTGCGCTCGGGAAGGCGTCTGAGATCGACGAAGAAAAGCTGGCAAGAGGTGTTCTTCAATTCCGCAGAGATGAGGCCGCCGCCGAAGCTCCGGCTGAATCGCAGCCGGTCATTCTGACCAAGGCAGAGGCGGAGTAAAATGGCGCTCAGTGCTGACTTCATCAACCAGCTTCTGGAGCAGTTCGCGCAGACCTCCAGCGGGCAGACCGCAATGAAGAACTTTTTTGCCAAGCACGGCGCCTCCGCTGTAGACACCCGCAAAGCGGATGCGTTGGCGCAGCAGATGGCCGCGCTGCTCGGCGACCATATTCGATCTGTCATTCCGTCCTTCGATACGTCGGCCATTCATGCGCTTCCGGCTGCGCCGGATAAGAACGGGAATTTGAAAATTCAGATCGTTATTGACGAAGACGCGCTTTGGCGAGATTCCCTTTCACCGAACCCCGCGGCGACCGATACATCCGGTTGGAAGAACTACGCAACAAAAAACGGCAGGCTCGGAACGGACAATATCGTTTTGCAGTTTGCCAAGGGCTGGGATACCGGTATGAAGGCTGTGTTTGGTGAGTGGCATGGACACTATGTGGAAAGCGCCTATCTGCGGGCGCCAAGTGATTTCCTGCTGTCGGCAGTCAGCGAATTCAATCGCAGTGCGCCCAAAGGGGTCAAGGCAAAGCTTGAAGAGAAGTACAAATAACGCAAAGAAGAGGTGGTGGTGAACATGGCTGGAAAGCAGTCCGACGGCATTCTTGAGATACTGTTTGGCGTAAAGGGCGGCGGAAGCGTCAGCGGTGAGTCCGGCAGACAGATCTCTGCGGACCTGACCGCGATCGCCAAGAATATACATCCGGAGATCCAGTTCAAGCTGTCGAAGAATCAGCAGAGCACATTCCAGGCAGAGCTCGATGCGATTGCAAAGAATCTGAAGCTGAACATTGAGGCAAATATCACGAAGGTGAATATGTCTGGTAGCTCCGGCACAGGCGGCTCCGGGAGCCGCAAAGGCGGCAAAAACGGCGGCGCTGGCGGCATCCGTTCGACGCAGACCGCGCTTGCCGAATACAAGAAGGCACGCGCGAACGTTCTGGCTTTGGAGAAGCGGGTGCTCGCATTGCAGACGTCTGCTGGTGCCAAACAGGGCGGCAGCAGCAGCGCCTTTGAGGCCGAGGCGGACGCGCTCCGTAAACAGATCAATCTCTGGCAGCGCTACGCAGAACAGCGCGCCGCAATCATTACAAGGAGCGGCACAGACGGACAAAGAGCGAGCCTCGCCAGCATGCAGTCGGAGCTTCAAACACAAAAGCAGCTGCAGGCACAGGTCAATCGCTATGACATTTTGATCCAGCGGGCAAAGGAATATCGCACCCACTTGGAGGCGATGTCAAGAAACTATGGTGTTGGCGGGCGTTTTGAAAGCAAGTACAACACCGTATCCCAGAATCTGAGTGCTTCCGCGGCGAATCCATCCATGCCGCAGGAACAGCAGCAGGTCCGGATTGCGCAGGCGGAGCAGCTCAAGCAGGCTTATGACGAGCTTCTGAGCGTGGTCTCCGCCGCAAATCAGGAGCTTGCGAATCCGATCCCGAAGTTCTCGTCAGACGCGGAGGCAAAGGACTACATTCAGAAGCTGGGCGCGCAGCTGGAGGAAGCGAAGCAGAAGGTCGAGGCGTTCCGGCAGGCGTTTGACAGTGCTTCGCAGACGCTCACAAAGGGGCAGGCTGCGGCGCAGACCGCACTTACCGAATACAAGAAGACAATATCGGCCATCAGCGATGCTCAGAAGGCGCTTCTAAAGGCGGATGGCTCCGACACAGGAGCAGACGCTGAGCGGCAGACTCTGAAAGCGAAGCTCGCTCTCTTGGAAGAATATGCAAGAAAGCAGGCCGAGATCATTGCGCTGTACGGCACGCAGGAGCAGAAGGAAAAGCTTGCGTCGGCGCAGACAACAGGAAATCTCAAGGATGAGACGGCGCGGTATGACGCCGTGATTCAAAAGGTCAAAGAGTATTCCAGCCAGCTCCAGTCTCTGCGCGACAAATATGACGAGCAGAAAATGAAACCGGAGGTCGGAGCCACCGTCGGCGCATTGGAGGAATCTGCGAAAGACTCGTCCTTATCGGATGAGAAGCAGCAGGCCCGGATTGCGCAGGCGAAGCAACTCAGGCAGGCTTATGACGATGCCAAGCATGCCATTGACAGTACGAATTATGCGCTCTCGCATCCGCAGACAAAGTTTGATTCCAGCGCGGATGCGGAAATGTATATTCAGAATCTTTCGGATCGGCTGGAGTATGCAAAGCAGCGGGTTGAAGAATTCAGACAGGCATGCAGCGGCGCCAAGAAAACGCTTGAAGGAGATGCCGAACGACTTCGTATCGATAAGGCATTCGCGGGGGCGTCTAAATCCGCAGAGGAATTTTATGCAAAGTACCAGCGGCTGATCAGCGCAAACGACGAATTCTCCCGCAAGTGGAGCGAACTGCTGGCGAAGCTTCGTAACAGGGATTTTAAGGGGCCGGACGAAGCAGTCACTGCCGTTCGGGAACTCATTGCGGAGACGACCCGTGCAGGCGTCACGGTCGAAACATTTGGGCAGAAGCTGCAGCGTGCCTTTGGCACGCATTTTTTGACCGCACTGACGGCCATTGCATCCAACACGCTGCGCAAGGCGCTGCGCGCGATCTATCAGAACGTTGTCGAGCTGGACGATGCGCTGACGGAATTCTCGATCGTCAGCGGTAAGACTGGGAACGATCTGAGCGACTTTGCAGACAAGGCGTTTGAATCCGCGCAAAGACTCCGTGCTGGCGTCACCGATGTGATCGACGCCGCGACGGTTTACAGCCGACTCGGCTTCAACGACCAGGAGTCGATGAAGTACGCGGAGCTGACGACGATGTTCTCCAAGGTCGGCGACGTTGAGATCTCCGATGCGGAATCCAACATCACGGCACTTGTCAAGGCGTATAACGTCGGCGCGGATGAGTTGGAACTTGCACTGGATAAAATTGTAAAAACAGGTAATAATTTTGCGATCTCTTCTGCGGAAATCGGCGAAGGCTTGAACAATGCCGCTTCGGCTCTGGCTGCAAACGGCAATACGCTGGAGCAGTCCATCGCGCTTCTGACGGCGGCACAGACCGTTACGCAGAACGCAGCGAAGTCCTCTACGGCGCTTCGGACGATTGCGGCGCGTCTGACGAACTCCAAAGCAGAGCTTGAGGAACTTGGCGAGAGCACCGATGATCTGGCGGGAAGCACGTCCAAGTACCGCAAGGAGCTTCTGGCTCTGACCGGTGTGGACATCCAAGATCAGAATGGGCAGTTCAAATCTACATATGAGATTTTGAAGGAGATCGCGGATCAGTGGGAGCGCATTGGCGAAGCGGGCAACCAGGAAGCCGTCGCAACGCTGGTATCCGGAACACGGCAGCAGCCGGTATTCTACTCCATCATGCAGAACTTCCAGGATGCTCTGAAGGTTATGGACAGCATGGAGGGCGCCGGCGGCACGATGGCCGAGTCCTACGCGACCTACACGGAGTCCATCTCCGGACATCTGGAACAGATCAAGACGACCTTTGCAGCACTGGCGAAGGATGTTCTGAGCAGTGATCTTGTCAAGACGGTCCTGGACATTGCGAACGGCTTATTGAAGGTCGTTGATTCCCTTGCGAAAGCGAAGGTTTTGATCCCGGCGATCGTGGCGGCGATCGCATCGATCAAGCTTACAAAAAATGGCGCGGGTAGACCCAAAAAGACGGGTTTCAGGAATATGCCCGCGATACCGCCGGTGGTGACACGGAACGAGCTTGCAGCGTAAGCGTGCTGTAGGCAAGGGTGGTATGAGAAAAACAGACGAAACTGGCCGAAAGGCGGGCGGTTTAGGTAATTCCGCTCCGGGAACCGAAAGGAATCCGCAGCGAAGCTTGTCCCGGATACTATATAATATTCGTGACAAGAACGTTCAGAGAGCATAATGTCTGTACGGTCGCTCAACGATACTGAGTGAGATCGTGAAGGGGTGCTCCAAATCTGGCGCATATGCGCAAAAATTACATGCGGTTTGCTGGCCGCAGACCAGAAACAGCAAAAGTCAAATTTTGGTTTTATGCTCCATATATTGTGCTCCAACATTACAGCACATAGCATTGACATTGCAGTTTATTCTGCATATAATATCTACAAGAACAGTAATGTTCTCGGTGTGGGAGCACCGTAAAAAGTTGTGCTGGATATGGGACAGGATAAACGCCCATAACATCATAGCCATTTTTTTACTGGATGGCGCGGCTGGCGAAGAGCATAACTTTCGCACCTGTGTACGGGGTCAATCGTACAACACATTGATGCTTTCACTGGGCATCGCGGCTGACAACCAGCAGAAAACTCTCCACACACTTTGCGAAATTTCGAGGTGATCAATTTGATATGTGCAAGAATCTACCGTCATTTTTATGTTGACAGGCAGATTCGTTTTGCATATAATATGAGTGGGAATCGTATTCCCGCCTGAGAAGCGGCAGCTATGTTGGTGTGTTGCCGTGGAGGTACTGTTAGGGTTGTGTGGATTCCGGGGTCCAACTAGGCTTGTCCGAAAATAAAAACACTCATCTTTTATTGTAAATCGCCCTGACTGTTTTTTTGTCAGGGCGATAATACTATGTGGAAAAGTAGAGATAGAGAATGGATATTCTTCAAGAAAGTATAGAGGTATACGAACGCCTGCGCAACCAGTGCTATCATGTCGCTGTTGACAATGGAGAGGAATTTACATTCAAGTTTCTACCGGAGAACTATCATCATTTAGCTGGGTTTCAACATCTGATTGATTTTCAAAACATAAGTGACTATCAAAAGAAGGATCAGTTTTATGGACGGGTGAAGCGGAAGCAGATAGACGCAAATTATGTTCAACGGAGCAGCTATTATCATACAATCGCAGAACGACTGAACACATTTGCAACCATAGAGCGAATTGTTTCGGAGGGGGCTGGCAAAATCATCGTTGAATATGACAAAACCAAACTCTCATCTGAAATTGATGCGAAATATTATCTCTACGATCGTTACGGCAGCACCTTAATGGGCAGTGTTACATACCACATATTGTTCATTGGCTGCCGACGCAATAGTTACTTCCCAGCAACGTATGTTGTCGAACACTCCAACATATACATCAGAGAGCAAGCTTTACTTAACTGCAAGATCACACATCTGCCGAAATAGAATTGATGCCATATCATTTACGCCTGACGAATTTCGTCAGGCGTTTTTGCTACCATTTATAGCCGCAGTTCTTGCACTCCATCGTTTTGCCGATTTTGCTGCTCGCAAGTCCGAAGAGCATGGTGCTTCCGAGCCGACTTGCGGTGGAAATCCGCTGGACATTCGTCGAACCGCAAGTCGGACATTTGGGGACGCACTGGGGCTCACTCGGTACATCTATCAACTCCGACTTGCGCATCCGCTCCCGCTCTTCTTTGTGCCGCTCTTCAAACTTTTTAACCCTATCGGCGTCACCCACAATGTATTTCTGGTAGATTTCATTTTCACGCCATGAAATATCCCCTGGGGCAATTCTTACCCCACTGCATAATGGTCCGCCGCAATAACTACACACATCGCTTGCGTATGTTGTCTCCCATTGCTCGACGATCAGTCCGCAAATGTGGCACTCTTTTGTTTGTACTTTTATATTCATATACGTTCTCCATTTTTTATGAGCTATGTATCGGCTGGTCACTGATACTAAAGCAGATTTGATATTCAAAATTGTCGATGGAGATATCTCGAAGTTTCGTGTATTCAAAACGCAGCTTGGCTGTATATTTGATGAATATAATACAGCCGCAACATCCGCTGGCAGCCTCACCAAAGAATTGCAAAAAGAAATTGTCCGGCTAAGTAATGGCAGTTTGGATTTGCAGCACTATCTGGAATCACTCGATGGAAGCGCCAGTGCGTCCTTAAAGGGGTATATTGCATCTCTTATAGACGCTAATGCTGAAACCGTGTCGCTCAAGATTAGCTCCATGGCTCTAACTGCTGCGTTGAATATTGGATTCACGGTTGCCGTCAGCGCTATTGCTCTCGCAATCAGCAATTACGCTGCTTCGGTACGTGAAGCAAGGCAAGAAGCCATATCTGCCGCTGATGAAGCAAAGACATTAAATGACTCTTTGTCGGAATTGGCAAATCGCTATAAAGAGCTGTATGAGGCAAGTTCCGGAAAATGGAATGAAGATACGCTAAAAAGCGTGCGTGACGTACAATCTCAAATTGTGGATCTGGTTGGCGACCAAGCTGGGGGCATTGACCTTGTTAATGGGAAGCTGCAAGACCAGTTAGCGATTCTGCGTGACATTAGCGTTGAAACCGCGAAGAATTATATTCAGGAGCACAAAGCCCAAATTTCAAGCGCGAAGGACTTCTTCCAAAACGATCAATCGCAATATTTCTCAATTCCAGGCTATGGAGGCTATGGTGCGGACAAGACGCGCGACAATGCTGCCGCCAAATGGTTTGAAGAAAACATATCTCGCTTCGGGTTTTATGAAACATGGGACGCGCAGGGTGGATCGAGGAAGATAACGGGAACGATTGAGGAAATAATCGATTCCTATAGAGAAATGTACGATGCCCTGGAGCGTTATGGCGAAGAGCAGGTTGGGCGTCAAGCCGAGCAGGTTGACGATGCTCTGACTTATATTTCGAATCAGATCGCGGCGCTTAAGGGAAGTACATACGACGAGACCAGAAGCATTTATGAAGGTTGGCTCCAGAATGAGGCAATCGTCAGTCAGGCCGACATTCTAAAGAACGGTTTTGCCGATCAGGCGGCATTTGACGAATACATCTCCGGCCTTCGCAATGCGACAGATGGTAACAAGGAACTGCGCGACGCGATGATCGAGGTCGTCAAGAACGCATTCCCGGAATTTGTTCAGGCAACTTCCAGCGCGGCGGACGGCGCCGAAAAGCAGGCGTCCGGCATCGACTATCTGATTGAGAAATACAAGAAGCTCAAGGCTGAGAACGAAGAACTCTCCAAGTATGGCAGCGTAGATCTAACAAATCGGCCGCAGGTGCAGATGGATGACGGCTCGGTTGCGACGGTTCTCTCATCGAACGGAGAATACACTGCGCGACGCTATGACAAGGAAACCCGTCAGTCCTACAATCAGGATGTGATTATCCACTACACACCCATCCTCCCGGACGGAGAGGTGTTAAGCGATGAGGCAGTACAGCGCTACCTTCAAGCTGCCGTTGACAACACTGCTGTCGATCAGCTCATCGGGTTGGACGCAAAGTACAACGGCATCATTCTCAAGGTTGACACCGATTTTGACTTTACCCTGAGCGACGAGCAGAAGGACAAGCTCTGGGACGCCATCGGGGATGCTTATGACGAGCTGTCCGGTGTTTATGCGCAGGGTGGTCTGGAAGGGCTGACCGCCAAGATCACAGACGCGATGACGTCCGCGGGCGTTCCCATCGAGGACGCGGCAAAATATCTTGCGGCACTCTTTGACGCCGACCAGTGGGATCTTGATCTGCACACAGCACAGGAAGCGCTCTACGGCATGCAGTATGCCGCATACGGCACGGGTACGAGCTTCGAGGACCTGATCGGTACGAGCGAGATGCTCCAGCGGGTACTGGCCGGAATGACGATCCCGGAGGCGCTGGAATTCCTCTCGAACGGTAACATGGGTTCGGCGAAGAACTTTACGTCGTATTTCGACGCCGTGGACGAGATTTCCAAGCTCCAGAAGCAGCTGACCGACGCGCAGAAGGAAATGCTCGACGGCGGCACGATCAGCTCCGGTACGGCGACGGACGTCTACACCGCGCTGGTAGCCGCCGGGGAGAATTATCTCGATTATTTGACCATCGAAGGCGACCAGATCAAGCTGAACACAGAGGCTTACAAGAAGTTCATTCAGCAGCAGGTCTATGAAAAGAACGGCGTCGCTGACTTAAGCCGTGCGTTGGCCGAAGAGCTGGCGCTGCAGGAGGAGCTGAAAGATGCGGAGCGTAATGCCTACCTGACTGGTGGGTTGGACGAAGCAGTCCGCGTGCGCAAGCAGCTGAGAGATCTCGAAGCTGAGTACGGCACTGTAGAAGAATTGCAGAACGCCATCAAGCAGCTGGAAGCGATCTTCAATGCCGCGTGGGACGAGAACGGCCTCAAGAGCGGTACGGAAGGTCTTGGCGCAGCATTGGAAGCGACCGAAACAAAGGCAGCGGAGCTTGAGAATGCGATCCGGTCGCTGAATCAGTCTGGTAATCTGGACGAGCTGACGCAGACGGATTTCTCGAATCTGCTGACGCAGTTCCCGAAGCTCAAGCGCTGGCTCGATGCGTACAGCAAGGGGCAGATCACCGCGACAAGGCTTCTGGGCATTTTCCAGAATGCGCTTGACCAGTTCAACGCGGGCGGCGTCTTTGACGATCTTGCAACTGCTAAGGATAGTATATCTGCTCTGGGGAAAGTTGTCAATGACCTGAGTGAGGGCGAAGGCGTTTCGTTCAGCACACTGTCCTCGATTCAGGAGGCATTCAGCGGCGTGGACGGCATTGAGGATTATATCCAGTACCTCAAGGAAGCCAAAACCAACACCGAAGAGGTCTCCAACATTATCGGCACGCTGATGTATCAGTCTCTGATCGATGCGATGGGCTCCACGCAGGCACTTGCAGAAGCAGACGAAGGTCTCGTCGCAATGATGCTCAAGGAGGCAGGCGTCGCAAATTCGGCGGTCGCGGCGCATCAGGCTGTTGAACAGGCAAAGAAGGACAACGCGACGGCTTCCAAGGCATTGAGCGTTTCTTCCGCGGATGACATCAACGCGCTGGTTGCAGAAGGCTTACAGTGCAGCTATACCAAGCAGCAGCTTTACGAGCTGTACGCGACGCAGATCATCTTCAACAACACCAATATGGATGTGTCGCAGAAGATTGCTGCGCTCAATCAGTTGGCACAAGCATGTGGCATTACAGTTGGGTATATAAATGGCGTTGCAAATTCAATTGCCGGCATGACCGGGTGGAGCAGTAGAGATATTAACCGCACCATTGACGGCCTTGTAAAAACCGGGCAGGCGGCCAACAAGGAAGCGGCTGCGCAGATGCTCCTCAGCCGTGCTTATCAGTCACAGATTAAGAGCACGAATCCGTTCTCGGGGATTGACTTCTCCGGCCTCGGCAGCGGCGGCGGAGGCGGAACAGCCAAAACAAAGGCCGAAGAGATCAAGAGTGCGTTCGACGATCTGAACACGACGATGGAGCACTCGATCTATCTGGAGCAGCAGTATTATAACGTCGCGGACAGCGAGTATGACTACGACGGGATGAAGCAGGCGCTCCAGAATCAGGTCGGCTACTATAAGCAGATTCAGGCGGCGGCAGAAAGCGCCATGGAGCAGGTCCGGGCTTACTACCGCTCCAAGGGCATGTCTGATGCGGTCATTGAGCAGCAGTCCGAAATTCAGGCTTTACAGAAGGCTTGGTGGGAGGCGGCGAATTCCATCGACGAATCTCTCGACAAGATCGCAACAGCCATCCGCGACAAGCTGAGCAAGGAAGTTGACGACATCCAGAACGCATGGAGCAGCCTGCAGAAGGCTGCGGAGGAATACTCCTCCACGGGTGTCATTTCCATTGATTCGCTGCAGGCGATCATCAGCGCGGGCGTGGAATACGTCTCGCTGCTGAAGGACGAGAACGGGCAGCTGGTGCTCAACGAGGACGCCGTGTCTGCCGTTCTGGAAGCCAAGACGCAGCAACTCGCGGTGGAATCCGCGCTGAGCTATGTGGAGCAGGTGCGCAATGCGCTAATGCAGAACAACGTCACGGAGCTGAACCGGCTTCTGGATGTCACATCGGTCACGGCCAGCAGCACATGGGATCTTGTGTACGCGCAGGCGGCGCTTCTGAATCTAAACGGCAATCAGTACAATCAGCTGATCAACAACATCAACAAGTTCCGGTCGATCGCAACGACGACAGTCAAGACCATCCGCAAGCAGGTCCGGAACTCGGTGCAGAACGAGACGAAGGATTATAAGTCTGCGCTGGACGACGTGCTCAAGCTTGTCGAGGATCTGATCAAGTATGAGCATGAGCAGATGGTGGATGCATTGGAGGATCAGCGTGACGCCTACCAAGCGCTGATAGATAAGAAGAAGGAACTCCTACAGCAGACGAAGGACGAAGAGGACTACGAAAGCAACGTCTCGAAGAAGCTGAAGGAGATCTCCCGTATTCAGGATCAGATCAACCGGCTCTCGCTGGACGACAGCCGGGAGGCGGCGGCAAAGCGCGCGTCGCTGGAAGAAGAGTTGGCGGACCTGCAAGAATCCCTTGCTGACTACATTGGGGATTACACTTCTGGTAAGAACGAAGAGACGCTGGATAAGGCTGCGGAGGATTATTCGCAGTATATCGACGAGCGGATCAAGAAGGTCGAAGATGAGATCAGCAGCGAGGAAAAATTGTATCGCGCGGCCATTGAGAGGATCAACTCGGACTGGGGAGGACTTTACCAGGATATTCTGGATTGGAACTACAAGGCCGGCTCGTCCATAGAATCGGAAATTATTGAGAAGTGGGCTCTGGCTTCCGAGGCGGTTCAGCGCTATGGCAGCTTTGTAGCGGCAGCGCAGGCGACGGCGGCGGGCAACAGTCTTGGCGACAGCTTCAGCTACGATTATGACCAGTCCGCCGGAGACCCTGCGGCGACGGCAGCGGCGAACACCATTGTAGAGCGGATGAAAGCCAACGCGGCGGCATGGCACGGCGCAAGCAAGTCCGAGCAGGCGCGGCTTTCCGCAGAGAACGAGCAGCTGGCACAGCAGCTGGCGCAGTATGTCGGAGCGATGCCCACGAAGGATCATAGCGGCGTGTGGTGGCTGAACGGGCAGAAGCTGTTTGATATCTACCCGAAGTACCATCAGGGCGGCGTTGTTGGTGGACTCCAGAACGAAAAGCAGAAGGAGCTGCTGACCGTTCTAAAAGACGGCGAGCTGGTTTCGACTGCGCAGATGCAGGAGCGGACAATTGAGCTGATTGACTTCGCGGACAACATTGCGAAGCGGCTGAAGGCGCTGCCGTATATGAACGGCTTCGGGTCTCTGCTCAAGAACGACGTTCTGACAGCACTTCCGAAGCTGACGCCGGCACAGGGCGGCTCACAGTCGATGGTGTTCTCGCCGTCGATCCAGGTCACGATCCAGCACAACGGCAGCGTGTCGGACAGCGACGCGGAGGTATACGGCAACAAGATCGCCGACATCACACTCGGCAAGCTGTCGGAAGCCTTCGGGAAGAAAGGCATTCGCAACTTCTCCGGCACATTGCTGAAGGCATAATCATGATTGAGTCCTCCCCGCAATGGGGAGGACTTTACATATGACAAGAAAAGGAGGGATGTTAGTTGATCGTCGATTTTTCAAAGATCGATCTGCGGGAGCCGCCGGTGCTTATTCTGAAAAACATTGACGGGACAGAGATTCAGACGCTCGGCTATGCGCTGAACGTGGCGCCGGAGCTGCATTTCAACGAAATCTCCCAAATCACTTTTGACCTTCCGGCGACGGTGGACGGTGTAAAAACGCCGCACTATGACGATGCGGTCGGGATGCGGCTGATCGATCTGGTCGGCGTCGGACAGTTCAAGCTGGTCGATCCGACCGAAAGCAAGGATGGCGTCAAGACCATTAAGAGCTGCAAGGCATATTCGCTGGAATACGAATTCGTGGAAAAGAAGATTGCGCTGGAGGAGGATACCTACGAGCTGACCGACGGGTTGGACGAGAAGGATACGATTCTCGGAATCATTCTCGAAAAGCTTCCGTCCTGGCGGAAGGGCACGGTCTCCCCTGCTCTGGTTGGCAAATACCGCACGTTTGACACAAGCTCTCAGAGTGTTTATGATTTCATGAAATCCACGCTGCAGGAGAAATTCCGGTGCGTATTTGATTTCGACACCTACACAAGAACGGTCAATGTCATCGACGTGGACGATTTCGTTCCGACGCGCTCGGTCTTTTTATCCATGGAGAATCTGCTCAAGAAGGTCGAGGTGCAGGAAAACTCTGACAATATTGTGACGTGCCTCGGCGTATATGGCGCGGACGGCGTGGATATCTACAGCGTCAATCCAACCGGCACGGACAAGATTTATAATCTGGACTATCTGTTCCAGTCCGGGCAGATACAGGAGCCTGCGCAATCGCTGGGCGATACGGACGATTCCTTCGGCGCAAAATGGCGGCGATGGGAAAGGGCTGTACAGTCCTCGCAGGACAAGTTCTACTCGCTCTCTGTGGATCAGGCAATCAACACGGCAAATTCTCTGGCGCAGAAGGCCGTTCTGCTCCGGCTCGACGGAGAGCTTACCGGGCTGGAGGCGCTGAAGGCGACGTATGTTTCGGCAATTGCGCAGGGGCTTGAGAAGGATGCCGCATCCGGCCAATACTTTACAAGCCTGCTGGCGGATGTCAACGCGCAGATCGCCGCGAAGGAGGCGGAGATTGCCAAGGCGAAGCAGAAGCAGTCGGTCTCCGATCAATACGCAGACGCTGCGCTGGCGGCCATGAAGGAGCTGCAGAAGGAATGCAGCTTTGCTTCCTATTTCACGGATTATGTATGTCCGGGCTGTGGCGGTGTGGCGAAGAAGAATGCAGACGGCAAATTCGTCTGCCAGAAATGCGGCGCGATTTCCGACAAGGCGGAATCGGAGCTTCTTGTGCTCAATCGATATTTCCGCGAGGATACCATGGAGGATGAATCCTTTGTGGCGCGCACCGTGAAATCCTACAGTGAGAACGACCGGAGCGGTTCGGTCGGGAATATCTCCGTACAGGTCGTCTCGTCTACGATCACCAAGGTACACGCAGAGGATGTCCATAAGGACACCTACACCGTTTCCGGCGGCAGTATGATCCTGAGCAGTACGGCAGAAGCGCAGAGCACGATCATTTCCGCAGCGAAGATCCGCAGCGCGGCGTTGGTACACAACACGCAGGACGACACCTTCGTGATGTCTCTCTACCTCGGAGTAGGAACAGTCGGGACTGACACGTTCTCCGGCGGCAATATCACGCTCAGCGGCACATGGAGCGCACTCACCGGCGATCTGCATACAGACAGCGAGGTCGGCGACGAGAACTATCAGGTCGGGACGCAGATGACGCTGACGGCTTCGGACGGCGTGTGGTACTTTACGACAGACACCTCCAAGTACGAGGAGCTTTCCATCTCGCACGATCTGTATGAATATGGTGTAGAATGCCTGCGGAAGATGGCGTTCCCGACGTACACCTTCTCCATTTCGTCCGGAAACTTTCTTTCTTTGGACGACTGCATTCTCTTCCACCGACAGCTCGCCATGGGCAAACGGATCTATCTGGATCTGGACGACGGCGAGGTGCTGGAGCCGATCTGTACGGGCGTCTCATTCTCCTATGAACATCCGGACAGCCTGACGCTGGAATTCAGCGACACATATTCCGGCAGTGACCGCGCAATGAATCTTGCGGGGCTGCTGGAAGAGAGTGTCAGCATGGGTAAGTCAGTCGCCAGCAGTAAGAACGGATGGAGCGCGTTTATTGACAGCGGCGCTTCCACGACCGTCAAGGATTTTATGGACAATGCGCTGGACGTGGCGAAGAACAAGCTGCTCTCTTCCACCATGCAGGCGATCACGTGGGATGAATCCGGTATTCGGCTGCGCAAGTGGAAGGATGCATCCAAGACGGATTACGAGGACACCCAGATCTGGATGACAGATCAGAACATTATGCTCACAGACGATGGCTGGCAGACCGCGAAGATGGCAATCGGCAAGCTGGTCACGGAAAAGTACGGTGAAACCTTTGGCATTTGCGCACCGCTGCTGGTCGGCGCGATCATGGCAGGTGAGCGATTGTATATCACAAACCGGAACGGAAACTTTGTCATTGACGAGGAAGGCATCAAGATCAACGGCCTGAACTTCTTCGTCTCGGCGAGCAACATCCGGGAGGCTTCTCAGTCGGCGCCAGACGTTTCCTCTCTTCCGGCAGACGCAGCGGAGGGCGATCTGTGCGCCGTAGGCGATAATGTGTATCAGTTCACGAGTGGTGCGTGGGCGCTCTATATGAAAACCGTCGGCACCAAGGAGGACCTGCCGTCCGGCGGCCCCGGAACCGGGGATGAAAATGTGCTTTACAAGATCGCGGCGGACAAGAGCGTATGGCAGTGGGCAGACGGCGCATGGCAGGAATACACCGTGCCGATCAGCGACTACATCAAAAACTCCGCAGCGGACATCACAGGCAAGGATGACGACGGAAATATCTTCGTAAAGGCAGATAAGGTCGCGGGTATTCTGAACGCGGCCAAGGCGCGTATGATCGCCTGCGACAGTAAAATGCTGATGGACGGCAACGGTATGTGGCTGATCGACACGTCCAGCCCGACGACCGCGACGAAGGCCGTCTGGATGAATCAGAGCGGAATCATGCTCTCCAAGGCGCGCACCAGCTATGACAGCGCAGACCCGTCTTACAATGGCTCACGCTCCTTCACATGGAAAACCGCGATCACAGCGGACGGCATTGTTGCGGATTATCTGGTCGGCAGTCACCTGCACGGTGAATTTGACATTTCCGCCGGCACGCCGACAAGCACAGGAAATTATGCGACCTGCCCGTTCTATGTGGACAGCGACGGAAATCTCCGCGCGACGAAGGCCGCGATCAAGGGCGACATTGACGCGGACGATATCAAGATCGGCGGGACCAGCATCAAATCCAAGCTGCAATATCTGACGGATGCATTGACCACAAGCGCCTCCGGACCCTCTTCCGGTGACTACGGGCTTGACCTTCAATTAGATGGCGGCGGACTTGTGATCGACACGGCAAGCACGGCGAGCTACGCGACGTGGCTCTACTCTGATGGGGCGCTGCGTATGACTGCGAACTCCGGCTCTGTCTGGATCGCAAACAAGCATTCCTCGCCGACCGGTTCCATACAGATGATGGAGGACGGGACGATCAAGCTGGACGGCACTTCCCTGCTTTGGAACGGTAAGGCATTACAGGGCAGCAGCTCGACGGCGGTATTCGGGTGAGGTGAAGTAAATGGCAACTCTGACTTTCTCACGGTCGAGCGCGACAAGAGTAGCCTTTTATGCTTCCGGGCTGACAACTACGCACACTTATTCCTTGCAGGTATACGGCGGATCGAAATGGTACGATAAGGTCACTGGACTTGTTGGCAGCACATCCTATCAGAAGTTCTTCGACGTGGATACAGCATCAAGCTATCAGGCGCGGCTCTGGGATGCGACGATCAGTGGTGTTGCAGCGGTGGGAACGATCCCGGCGTGGTCGGCAGTTCATGTGTATGCGCAATGTACGGATGGTGTCAGTCAGTTCACGCTGTATTACGGCGGCGCAACAACGATTGTCTCTGCGACGTCTGGTATTGTCAGCGTGGAAATCGATTCCGGTACAACAGTCGGCGTGCAGGCTGTTGTACCCCGTAGCGGCTATGGAACGCCATATTTACTCTACTACAACACTGCTTCTGATCCGTATGGCAAGAATGGTCCAAGAGAGTTTTCGTCATCGACGTCTATTTCGGATACGTCCTTTGACCGGAGGCTTTGGGTCGGCGCAACGTCGCAGTCGCAGGAAACACCTGTGAAACCGGCGATCTCCAATGTTACGACGACGGCGACCGGCGCGACGGTCTACTGGAACAAGAATGGCGGAACGGACGGTGAGTGGCGGCTTTATTACGGAACCTCCACGTCGAGCCTGCAGCTTTATGGCACGATCAGCTCCTCGCCGGTCACACTCTCCGGGCTGCGTACTGGAACGACTTATTACTTTGTGGTGCGAAACTGGGTGGCAGCCGGAAATTTCGCAGACAGTGATCCGTATCAGGCAGCAACAAAATCCAATGTCGGCGCATTCGCCTGGACCTCCAGCGACGGCACGCTGATCGCATCGGGGCAGCCGGTGTCGAATATCACAGCATACGCCTGGAATAATCTCGCCGCGCTTGTGAATCAGATCCGCAAGGCGAATGGATATGGGACGGTCACGATCCCGACAGTCGCTTCCGGAAGTCAGATCACCGCCTCCCTGTTCAACACCATGCGCGGGTATATCGCTGGGCTGACCGGCGCGGGCTCTGTTACGGGAAATGTTGCGTCCGGCAGTATTATCTATGCGGCCTACTTTGCGAACAGCACTTCGGCGCTGAAGGAGGCCGTCAATCGTGCGGCGGCAGCTGCCAATCAATAGGAGGATTTATGAAACTGATTTTCAACAGCGGTCTGGAAACGGAACGCAGTTTTGACATCAATGATTTTTACGAGGATCTGAATTCCAGCAACACCTCACTGAACGCGGTGTATCACTGCGCTGTCGATGCGGAGACGGTGTTCCCGAACTACGCGGAGCTGGCTTCGATGGAGTTTGAGACGGTCAAAATCATCAATTCGGACAATGTGGTGATCCCGCAGAACCATGTGTATACGAGTATTCGTAACGTCAGCATCACATACAACGAGACTTCAAAAATCTATAACGTCAACATTATCTTGGAGTGACGGAAAGGAATCAAAGGGTTTATGACGGTTCAGGAAGCAAAGAATTATATTCAGGCGGCACTTAACGCGCTGGAAAAGCTGGACATCCGCACGAGCAAATCGAATGTGGCGTATCTGGCCGGCGCGTTTCAGGTTCTTGAGGAGGTGCAGGAGCAGATCGGCTCCCTGACGCCTGAAGCTGTAAAATAGAATGGGGGCACGGTATGTCATTTTATGGCGACCGGTTTATTTTTGATGGAATCCCCTGTGAGGAATTTGGTCTGATGCTTTATGACATCGGATCGACCGGGCAGCAGCCGACAAGCTTTGCGTCAAACAGTGATTTTATGGAGGATCGTATCGGGACAAGATACGACCCTCTTTTCTACGGAATTCGGCGGAATAGTCAGCTGAATTTTCAGATGACGTTCGGCTTGGACCCGGAGAAGGTAAACGCCGGCGTATACTTCGACCGATGGGACATGGAAAAGATCGCATCATGGCTGACCGGCAGAGACGGCTACAAATGGCTGGTCATTGGAAATGAGGATGAAGGGCATTTTCGGTATCGATGCAGGATCTCCGATCTGAAGATCGTAGAGGCCGGCATCTATCCGCAGTGCATGTCGTGCAGCGTGACCTGCGATTCGCCGTATGCGTATCTGCCGGAGGAAACCTTCACCTATGAGGTCTCTGGCAGCTTAGAGCTGGTGTTCCATAATCGGAGTACGCACAACGGCTGGTACTGCCCCAAGGTCGAACTGACGCTGAGCGGTGCGTCCAGCTTCTCAATCCAGAACGATTCGGACGGCGGGCGTATCAGCGCGTTTACAGATATCCCGGCTGGCTTTGCAAACGCTGTGATCTCGATCGACAATCAGAATCAGATCATTACTTCCTCGACAGGCGACAATCTCTATCCGTATTTCAACAAAAAATTCTTCCGGCTGGCACGCGGTGACAACCGGCTGAAAATTACCGGCACCGGGAAGCTGAAAATTCTCTGTTCGTTCCCGGTCAACGTAGGAGGATAAGATGTTCTTCGATATTTACAAACTCCCCTACCTGGTTATCAACGCCGGTCAGGAGAGTTCTTTCCAATTCGGCATTTTTAACGACGACGGCGACGCCGTACAGAACGCGACCTATCAGTGCGATGTGAGCGAGTTCTGTAACGAGGGCGAGCCGCTCGCAACATGGAGCGGGCAGGTCGATTACGATTCTGCAAGTGCGCTGTCCACGATCGGACTGACGTTTTCTGCGCAGAATTCCATGAACTGGTCCGGCAAGTATATCTATCAGCTGACGGTAAAGCTGAAAAACGGTGTGGTTGCGGAAGTCCGTAAAGGCATTTTGTTCGTGCGCCGCAACATCAGCGCGGAAACGTGAGGTGGGAGTAGATGGAAAACTCAAAATATCACATTCTGCTGTACGGCAGTGAAGAGCACAGCTGTGACGACAGATTTGAAGTGCATGAGCCGCCCGCCTACCGAAGCGTATATGTTTCGGATGTACAGATCGACGAACACACCGGACATCTGATCGTGACACTCTCTGACGGAACGACCATTGACTCCGGCTACGCGCGCGGCGGCCAGGGCGTGCCAGGTACTCCCGGCTCCAACGGTCAGGACGGGCATTCTCCGGTCGTGACCGCCGAAAAGAGCGGCAAAACCACGACGATCAAGGTTGATGGTGTGGCGATCGCAACGATCGTAGACGGCACAGACGGCTCACGCGGCCCGAAAGGCGATAGCTTCCAGACGCGCGTGGAGGACGACGGCAGCGGCAACATCGTGATCAAATCGCTCACTGGCGAGGAAGGCGGCACAGGAACGCCGGGTGCGACCTTTACCCCAAGCGTCAGCGAAGAAGGAATCATCAGCTGGACGAATGACGGCGGGCTGCAAAATCCGCCGCCGGTCAACATCAAGGGCGGCCCCGGTGCAAAGGGCGCGGATGGCAAAACGCCTAAGAAGGGCGTGGATTATTTCACAGAAGCGGACAAGACGGAAATTGTAAATGCCGTTCTGGCAGCGCTTCCGAATGGAGATGAGGCGACATATGGCAGCGAATGATAAGGTGGCCGTTACCCGAAGCAAACTGGATGCTCTGGCCAACGCGCTCAAAACCATCTTCGGCTTTACGGGCAAGAAAACGCTCGACGAGCTGACCGAGGAGGCCAGGCATTATGATCCGCGGCCGGATATTTCCGATGCGACGGCGACCGCCGCGCAGATCCTCAGCCCGTACACCGCCTACATCAACGGCGGCAAAACGACCGGCACGATGCAGAGCCTTGATGCACAGACCTATGCGCCCAGCACAAAGCAGCAGGTCATTGCAGCCGGCAAATACCTTGCCGGAGCGCAGACGATCCGCGCGATGAGTCTGCAAAACAAGACGGTTCCTGCCAGCTCGAAGGATACGACGGTTTATGCGGACTCGACATACGATGCGCTGAATTCGGTTACGGTACGCGGGATCTCCTATCCGGTGATTGCGTTCCGAACGTTTACAACTTCGGATATGACCGGCGACCGAAAGGGGCTGCTGCTGACGGAGGACGAGTCTGCACAATATCTGAAAAGCGCCCCAACATGCATTCTGGTCTACACCACAAGCACGCTGTCTTCGAACGGCGTTGTGTTTGCGCTCAGCACGGCGGATTTCAGTGCTTATAAAACCGTGGCGGATGCAGGCGCGCAGAATGAGACCGGCGCGTATATCACACCCGTGTTCAACGATGCCGGCAGAGGGCTTCTACAGCTTACGGATGCGGTCGGCGCGACCTTCGCGGAGACCTCTTACACGGCACTGGTTGTGGGCGGAGGTGTTTGGACGTGAGAACAGTTCAGGCAACGAAGGTCGGCAGAGCGCTGATCGGGCATTCCGGCGAAAACGAGGTCGTGCGGGTACAGTTCCCGCTTGACGAATTTGAGGCGGAATTTCCAAATGGAAGAGCTTCTTTATATGTTCAGCGTTTTGGCGACAAGGACGCCTATCCGGCAGTTCTGGATATCGAGGGTACAAGCGCCTATTGGACGATCACAAGCGCAGACAGCGCAAAACCGGGGCATGTGCGGTGCGAGCTGCAATGGATCGTGGATGACATCATCGTCAAGTCGGACATATACGGCTTTTACTTTTTGAAGGCGATAGATGTGGGACAGGAACCTCCGGACGAGCCGACAAAGCGCTGGACGGATCGGATCGAAGAGAAGATCGGTGATCTGAACAAGCTGGAGACCGACGCAAAAAACAACCTTGTGTCGGCCATCAACGAGGCGGCGTCCAAGGGCGGCGGAAGAAAGGACTGGACGCAGAACGACGCGCAAGCGGCGGACTATGTGGAAAACCGTCCGGGCGCGTACATGTCCGAGCCGGTAGAGACAGAGGTCTACAACAGCGTATTGAAGGTTATGGCGTTCCCGCCGATCAACTTTATCCCGGAGGCTGGCGAGGTCATCACGATGGAGATCGATGGAATCGCCGGTTTATACACCGTGGAGGCGGTCACGCTTGAGGAAGACGATACGGTGATCGCTTTTGGCTCTGCACCCTATGAGGAAGTCACCGGCGAAAACCCTCCAGAGGATTACGTTCTGTTCGCGCATCGGGACACGCTCTGGTATCAGCTTGCGGCGGGAAGCTACCTTGAGAAAACCGTCATTGTAAAAGCGACGATGCCGCAGCCGGTTCAGATCGATAAAAAATATATTCCAAAGGAAGGCTTCAAGATCTCGGTGTCCGCGAACACATGGGGCGACGATCTTACAATTCTCTCGGTTTCTGCGACCTATGCGGAGATCAAGAAGGCAATTGCCGAGGGGCGGACGCCGTATGCAGTCCTGAATGACAGCGTATTTCTGCATCTGACCCCGCCCGCACAGGATATGCACGGGTACGGGTTCCTTGGATACTACACGGAAAACCGGGCGTATTTTTTCAACATTTATGAGGTCGGCAAAAGGACGCTGGAGCGCAGGAGCGTGCTCGGCGCATCAAGCCTCAGCTCGAATACGCCGGTCAAGGCTGGCGGCAATGGCAGCTGCGGCAAGAGCGACCGGGTTGCAAGAGCGGACCATCAGCATCCGTCGGAGCTGCCAGCCGTGCAGGAGGAGGACAATGGGAAGGTCCTGAAGGTCGTAGGCGGCAAGTGGGTTCCTGGCGACGGCACGAGCCGTCTGTCAGCAGAGGATGTTTTCTTCACAAAAGACCTTGTGCTGACGGAAACCTTCGGACGCTATAAGCCGGTCGGCGGCAAGGTAACGGTCCCGGCGAGCGATAAGAGCGTGCAGGAAGTGCTGCTGGACGCCTACTCGCAGGACAAAAACCCGACTGTCGTACCGCCGTCGGTCGGCGTAAAGAGCACAACGGCGAAGGCATACGAGGTCGGAACAAGTGTCTCACCCATCTATGTTGGCAGCCTGAACACAGGGTCCTACGAGTACGGCCCGATTCCGACGGGCGTTGCGGCAACAAGCTGGCTGGCCGTCAATACAGCGACGGAAGAGCGGCTCACAACGGCAACCGGGACATTCGCGGCTTATAGTGTGCCGGACGGCGCGAATTACAAGATCACCGTTAGCTGCACCTATGGAGATGGCGAGGTTCCTCTGACGGCGCTTGGCCAGGCATACAAAGCAGGACAGATCAGCGGCGCGACCAAATCTGCGACGACCGCCGCGATCACCGGATACCGCAATTCCTTCTATGGCACGACGACCGATAAGGCTGCGGAAACTACAAGTGCAGTCGTTCGCAAATTGGCGCAGAAGTCCGGACGGGCGTATTCAAACGGCACAAGCTTCCACGTGACCGTTCCGGTCGGCGCACTTCGCGTGCTGATCGCGTATCCCGCGACGCTGCGGGAGCTGACCAGTATCAAGGACGTGAACGGCCTGAACGCCGATATCACGGGCGCTTTCGCAAAATCTGTGGTTGCAGTCGAAGGTGCGGGAGGATATCGGGCGATCGACTACCGTGTGTATACGCTGGATTTTGCGAACCCGAACGACACGAAAAACACATTTGCTGTGACGATCTGAGAAAGGAGGGATGGGTATGGCACTTTCGGGTGTACCGAAACTGAATATGAGCGTCTCTCTGGCGATGACATCCGCGATTCCGACGGACTACAACTCCTATTTCAGCTCTCTGGAAGATGCACAGGCCGCAGCAGCGGCCGCCGGCCCGCCGGGCTCCAGCAGCACGATCTACTACTATTCGCAGGTTCTGCATGTGCTGACGGAAACCTCGGCGGATCTTTATATTATTCAGCCGGATAAGTCACTGAAATATCTTGGAGCGGATACGTCCGCAGATAGGAACTTTGTGTTTACGCAGAACGTTGCGTCGGCAAAGTGGGAGGTCCAGCATGATCTGGACTGTTGGCCGGCTGTAACTGTTGTGGATAGTGCAGGAACGGAGGTCGTTGGGGATGTCCAATACATCGACAAGAACAAGGTCGTTATTTCTTTCACAGCCCCATTCTCCGGAAAGGCATTTTTTAACTGAGCAATGAAAGGTAGGCTTCTTTATGAGCAGAAACGTACTTACAAATCTGAATCTTAACAAAAACGAGCTTCAGAATGCGGTCATTCAGCCGCTGGCTGCTGCGCCGCAAAACCCGAAGTTCGGACAGATCTACACAAACTCGCAGGATAAGGTTATCTATCAGTTTAACGGCGATAAGTGGAAGCCCGTCGGCGTCGTGTATAACCAGGCTGGCAGTACGGGCGCTGTAATCGTCGGACTGGACGACGCGGGCAACGTTACCACGAAAAAGGTCACTGAGCTGACGCTGACCGACTATACACCGGTGGATGATGGATATGTTGCTGCGGGCGCTACGATTCAGCAGGCGATCTCCGCGCTGGATACCGCCGTGAAGAACGCAGTTGCGGGCGGCGGCGAGGTGAACCAAAATGCGTTCTCAAATATCTCCGTTCCGAAGCAGAGCACGAATAGTGCGACGGAAGTCGAAGGGCAGGCTACGGCAGCGACGCTTTCGGCAGGAAGCAAGACGGATACCTTCTCGATTGCATCCGGTGATAAGTGGGTGCATGTGAATGCGGACGGTACAACCAAGATTATTACGCTCGGTCATGCGTTCAGCGGCATTACGGCGGGAGATTATGGCGACGCCACCCACACGGTCTCCATCACGGTCGATAAAGCCGGACACATTGTTGCAGCGGAGGTCGTGGAGATCGTCGGCGCACAGTATATCACCGGCCTTACATCGGACGCGCAGGCGCAGCTTGATGCCAAGATCCCGCTGAGCCAGAAGGGCAAAGCCAACGGCGTCGCGGAGCTCGGTCCGGACGGACTCGTCCCAGCTGCGCAGCTTCCGAGCTATGTAGACGATGTGGTTGAGGCATATGTGGTCGGCAACACCTCGCTTGGCGAGGGATGGCTTTCCCAGACCGAGGGCGGTGCAGCGCTGACGCCTGAGAAGGACAAAATCTATGTCGTAATTGGGCCGGAGAAGAGCGCCTATCTGAATAAGCAGTATCGCTGGGGTGGTACGACCTACGTGCTTTGCAACCCGTCGGACGTCAACTCCGTGAATGGCAAGGCCGGCGTTGTAACGCTGACGCAGGATGATGTGGGTGATGGCGAAACCTACACGCGGTTCAGCAAGACCGACAAGGCAAAACTCAACGATGTTGCAGAGGGTGCGACAAAAAACACCATCACCCTGAACGGCACGGCAACGAAAGATCCGTCGTTCTTCGCTCCGACCGACGCAGGCACGGCTGGTCAGGTTCTGACCTCCAATGGCGCGGGGAAGGCTCCGACGTGGCAGGCGGCTCCGGAAAATCTGCACAAGTACACGATCACTAACCCCGTGATCTCTGCAAGCGGCGGCGCATTTACATGGACGATCGCTGCACAGGCAAACGGCCCGCAGTCGCCGATGCTGGTGCAGGTCTATGAGGCCGCGACGAATACCATGGTGCTGACTGATGTACAGATCAATACCGATAACAGCATCGTCATTACGATCAACCAGACGGACACGGCTGTGACCTCTCTGGCTGCCGGGTCTTATCGCGCGGTTGCGATCGGCTGATTGGGATAACAAGCCCGCCGAGGTTTCGGCGGGCTTACAGGAGGCTGAAATATGAAAAATCTTAGCCGATACAACGACGAGCTGTCTATCCCGCGCAAACGGGATCTGGATACGAAACAGGACCGGATTGATGTCACGACTGCGGACAATGGTAAGATCATGAAGGTCGTGAACGGAAAATGGGTAGCCAGCTCCAACAGGGCGCTCATTGCCACAGACGATGGCACCGGTAACATCATTCTTTCAACAAACGGCGACCTGGTCGCTGCGGATGATGGCTTCGGGAACATCGTCATATCGTAAAGGAGGCCAAGAATGGCACAAAAAGCATTAAAATCAATTACATTTCCGGGGCTTCCGGATGTGTACGTTGTGCCGGAAGGCGGCTCGGGCGGAGATATTTCCTCTGTCAACGGCCAGACCGGAACGGTTAAAACGAGCTGGTATTTCGAGGTGACCGGCAGCGTGGCATCCCCGACGACAACGCAGACGGTTGAACAGATCGTGGCTGCGCAGAAAGCCGGTTTTGCACCAATTTGCTCAGCGACGTTCTCTGATTTTCAGGGGCTGCCTGCGACACTTCCGGCGCTGCTGATCTCCGACATGGCCTGTGTTTTTGGCGGCATTGGCTCGACCGGCGGCGATACTTTTTACCTCACCGTTATGATCGACGGTGCAGGAACCCTAACAGCGAAAACGGACGATGTTGCAGCCAAGGGTGACATCCCGACAATACCGACGAGTTTGAAAAACCCAAATGCCTTGAGCATCAAGGTTGGGGACAACACGACTAGCTATGATGGCAGCGCCGCTAAATCTGTCGAGATTCCAGCACAGACATATAGTCTGACAGAAACCGACAAGGAAGATATCGCGGCAGATGTGATCGCAGGCGGACAGGAGGTGCAGGTTGGCGAACCGCTCGCCGGCCCGACGGATGCACAGGTGTCCTCGGCAGTATCAAGTTGGCTGACGGAGCATCCGGAGGCGACGACGACCGTACAGGACGGAGCAGTGACGCCGTCAAAGACCTCTTTTCTTGAGAGAGAGTTTGTGTCCATCATGGGCTTAGGGGAATACAAAAAAATCTTCTTGTATTCGATCAAAAATGACGGCTCTTATTACATCCACTCATGGAATAAAAACTACAACTTTAAGGCCGATGTCACGGGGCTGACTAAAATCGTCATCCGCGCAACAGCTGCATATATCAATTATGTATTTTTTGCAGAGGCTCCGACCGGCGCAGCCGGACAAACAGTGGTTGGGCACGGCGGCACGTTTGCAGGGCAGACAAAGCTGAATGAAACGGATGCAAACGAACCGACGGCACAGACGGTTGAGATCGACGTTCCGGATAATGCCGTTTGGCTGATGGTAGACTTCGGCTATGCAAAGCCAACAGAGCTGATGATCGACAAGCCAATTGAGCGGTGGAAATTCGGCGGACAGATCGATAAGACTGTCAATGGCGCGGATATCGTGGGCAAGACAGTGGATACGCCGAAGCTCGCGGATGGAGCCATAACAACGGAAAAGCTTGCAAACCGATCTGTGAGCACAGACAAGCTGGCGGGATACAGCACCGTATGCAAGGACGTTCCATGGGAGCTGTTTCTGGACGGGTACGGCACCAGTGCTATCACCACTGTAGAAAGTGCGGCTTATGCAATTTACTCCGTGAAATTTGAGGCAGGAAAAACATATTGCATCTTCAATCTGCCCTACCCGAACAACACAAACGAAGTTGTAACCGATCCGACGGACATAAATGATTTTGGAAGGTATTTTTCTTATTATCCGTCACTTCCGGATGTGGCGGCGAATCTTGCGGCAGGAAAAGACAGGCTCTACGGATATAAAGCGGCAAGTCTCATACAACAAGCCCTTCTGAAAGCGGAAAGTGACGGCTACGTCGAGGCTGCGATTTCCGGACAGGCGCTGAGCATGCCGCCCGTGTGTTTTACGGTAAAGCAGGATTGGTATGTGCTTAGAGCAAGCACGAAGCCGGATGCAGGGAAACGCATAAACAATTACTATGTCTCGGAGCTGCAAATGACAGGGATAAGCGCTCTTGGGAACGGAATGCACGGTCAGTCGTGGTCTGTGTACAAAAAGGATCTTGGAAATGGATTTGCAAGCGATCGAGGATATTTGCAGCAGATTTTTGCGTCCAAAACGGCAAACGCAGAAAATGAACGTGCGTATGCGGCCATGTCCAGAGATATCCCGCGCGACCGCACACTGAGCATCCAGTTCATAGGCGACTCCATCACTTATGCAGCATCCAATGCTGGCTTGCAGAATGCATTCCGCAAATATGTACCCATGAATCTACAGGCGGAGACTCTGGCACTGTGCCAGAGTGGTGTGTCGGCCACGACAGGTAGCGGAAGCTTTGACTGGAACGGGAAACAAAAAACCGATACAGCATACAATGCGACAATGTCGGGCTATTCCGGGCTGGCACAGAAGCTTGCGGAGTACAAGACAAATCTGTCGCTCACCGCATGGGCAGATGCAGTCGATATCGTGGTCGTTGAACTGGGAACGAACGATCATTGGGAGCAGGCGACGCTTGGTAGTCCAACCGATCTGACGGAGGATACAAACTTCTACGGCGCGGTAGAAAAGACGCTGACACTGCTGGAAGATACGTTCCCACACGCGCAGATTCTGTGGATGCTGCCGTTCAAAAATCAGAACTGGAAAACCAGCACGATCAAGCTGGTGGACTATCTGATTGCGCTGAAAATTCTCTGTCAGATGCATACCCGCTGCTGGGTTCTGGATCTGTTTGACAAGTGGTTCCTCGATTACGATGATACCGATTTGCGCAGTAAGTTCTTTATCGACAGCGTGCATATTACCGGAAATGCACACAAATGCGTGGCGGAATCCATGATCGATAAGATTCGGCAGATCATCTCCGTCTGCGGCCTGCGCCAGATCGAGACAGTGCGCGTTACCAATGCAGACGATAGCGTGTATGGAAGCGCAAACGCGTGAGGTGAGAGTAGGTGAGAGTATGGCATTAAAAACACTTTATAAGGATGGGAAACCGTTAGTTCATAATGGGAAGACTTTGAAGGTGGATGTCAACGAGGGCATTGAAACTGAAACGTATACCTTTGACCAGCGCCGTGCCGAGGTGGCGAACTTTCTTGATAATGTGACCTATGACCCTTCCGACTATTCGAGTTCGCAGATTGGAAATTACGTTACGTCCAAAAGCTCTAATCATCCGGTCGGAGTGACGATCAATATGAAGGCGACTGGCACTCTTACCGTTATTGATGGCTACACTGGCCGCACGGTATCTAAGGCTGTCAGTGCCGGGGACGTAACGATCTATAATTGCACGCCCGGTGCGACCTCAAAATTCGTGCTTACCAATGCAGACGGTAGCATCGTTCAAAATGGCGTCATTAAACCGACTGGTGCCTGCCGTATGATTCACATGACAAATGTGGATAACATCAGGGACCTCGGCGGATGGGCTTGCGACGGTGGCGTTGTCAAATACGGTAAGCTTTTCCGTGGCGGCGAAATGTATGGATTCCTTACGGATGATGGCAAGCAGCAGGCACTGGATATGCTCGGTATCCTGAAAGAGATCGATCTGCGTTTCGCAGAAGACCTCAATGGCAGGGCAGAAAGCGGTTTTGGCCCAACTGTTGACATGCTATGGGTTGATATGACATGGAACGCCCTGACTTACCAGAAATCTAGCGGTAATATCAAGGCAATCTTTGATCCGTTATTCGATTATGTGATCGCCGGGAAGCCGACATATTTTCATTGCTCCGCCGGCGCCGACCGTACCGGTGTAGTCGCACTGATCTGTGAGGCAATCCTCGGAGTATCGCAGTCCGACTGCGACAAGGATTATGAACTTACCAATTTCTACACTGGCGTTGGGACTGATGCCGATGCGCGACGCAGGGATGAAGCAGTGTGGACGCGGGAAATCACTTATCTGAACACTTATTCTGGCGCAACGTTCCGCGAGAAAACGATGAATTTCTTGCTGTCTTGCGGAATTACGCTTGAAAAGATCAATGCGTTCCGGGCCGCGATGATTGACGGCACTCCCACGGCGCTGACGGCAGATATTGCAAGCTATACCATCACAAAAACGCTGAATGGTGTTACAGTTGACAATAGCGCGGCGTCTGCAAAACAATACCAGCCGTTTACGACAAAAGTCACACCGGCCAACGGCAAAGCGATTGGGACTATCAAAGTGATGATGGGTGGCGTTGACATTACAGATTCAGTTTTCACAGGGACGTCGGACGTGCTGCGTCGGTCGGTCACAAAAAATCTTACAGAGTGCTTGAGCAGCAACACGCGCGCTGCCGTGATCGACGGACAATCGTATGTAACGACATTGACCGCTAACAGCGGATTCGCCATCAATAGTGTGACCATAACTATGGGAGGTGTGGATGTGTCCACATATTACAAAGACGGGATCATCTCCATTCCGGAAGTAACTGGAGATATTGTTATCACTGCGACAGCTGTAACATCGGCTCCTGCGTACACAAACCAGCTCGTCAACGCGGTTGACATGGCTGGCAACACAATCGGTAAGAAAGCGATGTACACGAACAAGCGATATAATTCCAGCAGCGGCGATCCTGTGGATTATACCGGCACGCTTATCACGGGGCTTATTCCGTGTGCAGCTGGAGACACCGTTCGCATTCGTTGGACCGGTAAAAACGACGATACTTATCAGATGCTTAAGCCGTTCAAAGCCAATCGAGTACAATGCACGACCGGTTATTGCAGCTTTGCTAATATTGCGAACGGTAGTCTTGGGGCAACTCTGATTCAAAAGGATCTCGCCCATGGCGTGTTCGACTTCAAGCTTGGAGCATCCGGCCCGTTTAATGGCGTTGCCTATATTGCAATCGTGCTGTACGAGAACGATATTAACAACGTGATCGTTACGGTCAATGAAGAGATTACTTGATGCAATATCACTCGTATTTCGGGAGAAAGGAAAACGGAATGGGTGATCTCGCAGTGAGGGCTGGGACGGAAGCGCATCATCCATTTGAAAACCTTGTACGAAATTCATCAAACCTACTGCAATGCAGAAGGGAGAGACCATGAAAATATCAGAGATCCTTGCCGCCGCCAACACTGGCGGCGGCAATCATATTATTGGGAATGTTGCGCTGATCATCTGTGCCGGGATGACGCTGATCCAGATCGCGCCGATCAAGATCAATCCGTGGTCATGGATCGCAAAGAAAATCGGCAGGGCGATCAACGCAGACCTGCTGAAAAGCGTCTGTGAGATCAACAAGGAGCTTGTCAGCATCAGGGCCGATATGGCAAGAGCCGAAGCCGTTAATGCGCGGTCGAGAATCCTGCGCTTCGGCGACGAATGCTTGCACAGCGGCAAGCATACAAAGGAACATTTTGACAATATTCTCAGGGATATCACAAACTACGATCATTACTGCGCAGCGCATCCGGAGTTTGAAAACAACGTCACGAAAATGACAGCGCAGCGGATCGAAGAAATCTATCACAGATGTCTCGCGGATAACGATTTTCTGTGAGAAACCCAGCCGGGACGGTTTGTCCCGGCTTTTGCTATATGTGGAGGTAAATTATGGACTACACAAAAATCATTCTCGCTGTGATCGCGCTGATCAACGCCGTACTCACCACCTTCCTGATTCCGTGGCTCAAGAAAAAGACCGACGCCGAGGAACTGAAGAAGTGGCAGACCTATGTGGACATCGCGGTCAAGGCGGCTGACCAGCTCTTCAAGTCTGACGAGGGCATGGCAAAGAAAGCCTATGTACAGCACTACCTTGCCGAAAAGGGTATCAAATATGACGCTGATACCGTGGACAAGATGATCGAATCCTCCGTTCTGATGCTGCACCACGAGCTGTTCGGCAGCGACCAGAGCGGCGCTGCGGAGGATGCGGCATGACGAAACAGGACGCAATCAAGAAGCTGATCGAAGTCGCCTTGGCAGAAGAGGGCTACTTGGAAAAGGCGACGAATGCGAACCTTGACAGCAAAACCGCGAACGCAGGATACAACAACTACACGAAATATGCACGCGATCATGCTGCATGGGGGACTTATAACGCCTCTAAGCAGGGCTATGCGTGGTGCGAGATGTTCGTGGACTGGTGCTTCATCAAAACCTTTGGCTTCGACACGGGCATGAAAATGACCTGCCAGCCGAAGGGGCAATATGGCGCGGGATGCACAATGTCTTACAGCTATTACAAGCAGGCCGGGCAGGCTGTGGGGATTCAGGAGGCTGCTGCAGGTGATCAGATCTTCTTCGGCACAGCAAAGGAAATGACGCACACGGGACTTATCTACAAGGTGGATGCGAATACGATCTACACCATCGAGGGCAACACCCGAGCGGGCAGCAATCAGATCGTTGCGAACGGCGGCGGCGTGTTCCGGAAATCCTACAGTCGGAGCTTCTCCGGCATTGGCGGCATCGGCAGACCGAAGTGGTCTTTGATCGATGCAACGGCGCAGGCTCCGGTATCGCAGTCGGCAGTACAGTATGCGGAGGCATCTCGGCTCGGCGGCGTTTTCGCGGAGATTCCGTTCAGCTCCATCGCACATATTGAGCATGTGAAGATGAACGCAGCCAGAGGCGAAACCATCGACAGCGTTGCGAAGCGCGCGAAGTGGAATGGCAAGGCTCCGTCGATCGTGATCAACGCGGAGCTGTACAATCTCAAGGACTTCTCCCCTGCTTCGGGCGTGAAACATAACGGTGTGCTGGAACTGGCCGGTTGGCAGCCGGGCTTTGGCTTTGAGAATGAGAAAACGCCCGTATTCCAAGGCTACTCTTGGATCACAACGAAGGATTGGGTAGGCGGATATCCTGCGGTTATTCGAGACGGCAAAAAGTCGTTTACGGTTCCGGCTGGTCTGAACGGCGCTGCATACCGGACAATGATCGGCGTGAAGGGCGAAACCCTTGGAATTCTTGTGACGAAGAATCGCTGCTCGATTGATGATGCGGCAAACGTTTTGGCAGCGGAGAAATACGAGAACGTCATCAATCTGGATGGCGGCGCGTCGAGCTGCTACACAACCCCTGAGCGGTCGTGGACAAGGCAGGCAAAGCTGAGAGGGTATCTGGCAATTTGGCTCACATCGGGCGCTGAGAGCGCTCTGAGCGGCAAGAAAGCCTCTGGCTCAAGCTCTGGCAGCCAGTCGGGAGCCAGTGCCTCCACTGCGACGTTTCTCCACGACGTGAGGTACAAGGCCGGCAAAACCCTGACTGTGACGGCGAATGTGCTCAATATGCGCGCCGCGAACGGCAAGGTCATGACAACCTTGAAGAAGGGCGCGGTTTGCCAGTGGTACGGCTACTACACGAAAAATCTGCCGGGTATGCGCGGGAAATTCCTGTATGTGATTTCCGGCAAGTACACCGGCTTTGTCAGCGAGCAGTATGTGAGGTGATGAGATGGAACAGAAAAGTACGAAGAAGCGCTCCCGCAGGAAGAAGAAAATGGAGTTCGGCAAGCTGTGCTTTCTGATGATCGTCGCCAACTGCACGGTTATTGAGCTCTACTCAATGATTGCGATGTGGCACTTCGGCGACCTCTCGGCACTGTATAGCCTGATCGGCGCCGTCGTTGGCGAGAGCATCGCGTATGTTTCCTATTGCGCAAAGGCAAAGAAGGAAAACACACGCGGCGGCATTACTTATGAAATGGCAATGCGCGAACAGCAGGAGGATGCTGTGGGATAAGCGCAAACGGATTTACAAGGAGTTACGATGCGTGTTATAATGGGCGACGGTGTGCTTCAAGGCATGAGCGTCGTGATAGGTGTATGCGGTCCAGATTTTTGTACGTTTTATGCGGACGGCAGAAAAATTGTCAATGACAATGCTGCACCAAATGGAATACGGATCGTCGGCGACGACCGTTTCCAGAAGGTGTTTAAGCTGAACCCGCGGGTTCTCTATGGCGCTGCGGGGTGGTTCGATATGGACGCAGATCTGCGTGATCCAGTACAGAGCATTCCGAATATTCAGAATGCGTCCGTGCGCGTTGTGAAGCAGGCGGTCGTGAATTATCTCAAGAAGGAAAAATCCTGCTCGCGCATCTTGCCGCATAGCTTTCTGGTT